ATGGTGTCCGTCTCGGATGGCAAAAACTGCTGGAGCGGCTCTCCCAAGGATTTGAACTGGGCGGCGCTAGACGGCCAAGAATGGCTTTCTCACAATGCTGCTTTTGACCGGAGCGTCTACCGGCGGCTCGTGCAGCTGGGCAAAGTGCCCCAGTGCAACATCCCGGCGTGGCATTGCACGGCCAATTTCACGGCCTACCTCTGCAACCGGCGAGCGCTCGATTCGGCGGTTGAGCATCTATGGAAAATCAAATTGGACAAGCAGGTTCGGGCCGACAGCTGCGAAAAGCGGTGGTCGCAAGACTTTTCGAAGGAAGAGCAAGACGCCATGCTGAAGTACGCCAAGGACGACGCCCTTTGGTGCTGGCGCATCTGGGACAAGTACGGCGCCCAGTGGCCCGCGATGGAACGGCGCTTGTCTGACCTGACCATTCGGCAGGGCGAGCACGGCTGCCAGATTGATACCGAGCTGCTCGAAAACTACATGCTTTGGAGCTGGGAGGCCCGGACCGAATGCGAGCAAATCATTCCTTGGATTAAGGACGCCGAGGAGCCGGAGTGGGATGAATTCAATACCAAGCCGACTTCAACCAAGTGCATCGCCGAGCAATGCCGCCGGACGGGGATTGATTGCCCGCCGGTAAAGAATGAGGACGAAGAGGGCTACATCGAATGGGAAGAGAAGTACGCCCCCGCGAATCCTTGGATTATTGCCCTCGGGGCATGGCGCTCGATAAACAAGCTCTACAAGACTTTTGAGACCATGAAGCGGCGTCTGCGCGCAGATGGGACAATGCCTTTTGGTCTTTTGTACTTCGGGAGTCACACTGGCCGCTGGGCGGGGACAGCGAAAATCAATTTTCAGAACATGCGCAAAGAGCCCGTCTTCGTCAACGAGAAGGGGCTGCCCGAGATGGACGACAAAAGAAACGCCCTCGCGCTGCGTTATCGTGACGAGTTTAACAAGTGGCCGGACTGGGTCCGGCATGCTATCGACTTCCGGGCGATTATCCTGCCCCGGCCGGGCAAGAAAATGATTCTATGCGACCTTGCGCAGATTGAGCCCCGGGTGCTCGCCCACATCTGCGGCAATAAGGAGCTGCTGAAGCTGATGGGCGAGGGCATGAGCATATATGAAGCGTTCAACCGCACTGCATTCGGATACACCGGCGGGAAGATGAACAAGGCGACCAAGGAATACAAGCTGGTCAAAATTCAGGTGTTGCAGCTCGGCTATCAGGCGGGCTGGGCCAAATTCATCAAGACGGCGCTGAAGGAGTCGGGCATGGACTTGACGGAAAACGACCCGGAGTTTGTGCAGGAGCTGAATCAGCAGACGGGCAAGATGGAGCAAGTCAGCGGCTACGGCCAGTTTGCCAAGAAAATCGTGAAGGACTTTCGCGAGGCCAATCCGCGAATCACCGGGCTGTGGAAGCGGCTCGACGAGGCATTCAAAAACAGTCTGGGCGATACATTTCGGATGGAGCTTCCGTCCGGCAGAAAGCTAACCTATGAAGATGTCAGATGCGATTGCAGAATTACTGTCGGCGAAAACGGTAAGCCGGAAAAGAAATATGAATTCACGGCACGCACCGGCGAACGCCGCCGAGCCTTCTACGGTGGCGCTCTCACTGAGAATCTTATACAGGGCGCGGCCCGCGATGTGTTCGGTTTTCATCTTGCCGAGCTCGACCGACAAGAGCTGCCTGCTTTGTTCTCATCTCACGACGAAGGAATTTTCGAGGTTGATGAGAGCATTGCCCAAAAGGATATTGAATCGGCAATGTCAGTTTGCCCCGAATGGCTTATGGGCTGTCCGATAGCTGGAGAAGCCCAGACCGTAGACCATTACAAGAAATGAATTTTTTCTACGCTCGCAATCTCGTCTCGCAGCAGCTTTTCAAAGGCGACCCGGCGGCCTTTGTGGTGACTGAATCCATCACTGACGCCATCAAATTTGAAAAAGAGAAGCGGCAGGCGTGGTACATGAATCCGCTTACTCAGCACTGTTTCTACACGCTGATTGAGCCGTTGAATCCAAACCTTCGTTGCAGCAAGGAGAACAATCCGCCGCATGCCATCTGGGGATTCATCGCCGACTACGATACCCTCAAATTGCCCAAGGAGCGCATCCTTGAGGCCATCGAGCGAATGCCCATCAAGCCAGCCCGGCTTGAAAAGTCTCTCGGCGGCAATTGGCGACTGGTGTGGCTTTTTTCGGAGCCCATCAAACCCGGGAGCTATGAATTTGCGTTGTTTCTACATCAGCAGGCGGTTGATTGGCTGAACCTCAAAGCGCTTCCCGCGCTGGACGAGCCCGCATTCACCACACTGACCCGGCTCTATTGCACCGGCACCGAATGGGAAGAGACCGGCCACGGCCCCGTCCCCGGCGCCTCGGTGCTGGCGTTTCTGATGAAGTGCTCGCAGAAGTTTGAGTTTCGAGCGTCCACGACTGACAACGACATCCCGCTGGATGTAGTCGAAAAGGCTCTCAAGGCTAAGTATCCGCACTTCAATTGGCCCGGCCCATTCGTTGAGGGTTCGCAAGGCCCCTCGTTCTGGATACCCGAGTCCACCTCGCCGATGTCGGCCGTCATCAAGAAAGGCGGCATCCTGACTTTTTCAGCGCACGCAACCAAGATGTTTTACACTTGGAGCGACCTGCTTGGCTCGGACTTTTCGTCCAAGTGGTCCGAGGAGGCCATATACGCCGCCGTGAAAAACGTCTATTGGGATGGTAAGATGGTGTGGCGGATTCTGAACGGCATTTACCAATCGGAAGACCGGTCTATCACTATGCACTGGCTTCGAGTCGACTGCCGGTTGTCCGACCAAAAGGACAAGAAGACTCGCGTCTCTCAGCTGGACTTGGCTTGGAGCTATATCTCCAATAAAAACCGAATTTCCGGCGCCTGCCCCCACATCTTCCGACCCTCCGGCCTGTTCACCTACATGGGGCAGCCGCGTTTAAACACCTATACGGCTCAGCCCATCATCCCGGCTACCGGCGCCCAGAAGTGGGGGCCGGAAGGCAATGCCCCGTGGCTTTGCGCGTTCTGGGACCACTTGCTAAACCGCGAGGAGGACGAAAAGCAATTCTGGCATTACATCGCATGGGCCAAGCTTTTCGTGACCTGCGCCGTGAACTGGGTGCAGCGGCCCGGCACCATCGTGTTCATGGGCGGCGTCCATTCCGGCGGAAAGACGTTCAACGGCAAGGAAGTCATCGGTCCGATGGTCGGAGGTTTTGCCGATGCGAGCGAATTCATCGTCAAGGAAATCGTTTTCAACTCGCACCTCACCGGCTCGCCTCACTGGATGATTGACGATGATGCCCCTACCGGCTCCCCAGCGGCCATACGCCGAGCCACCCGGACATATAAAAAACTGGCGGCCAATCAGGCGATGTCTCACAACGCCAAATTCGAAAAGTCAGTCACGGTTGAGTATTACGGCCGCACGACCTGCACATTCAATTTGGACCCGCACAGTATCGCCGTGCTGGGCGATGGCGACGAGGCCACCGTATCTAAATTCAACATCATCCAGTGCAATTCCGTTAAGTTTCCCGGCTTCTCCGCCGACTGGGCCGAGACGCAACGGCGCCGGGATGTGGAGCTTCCTTTCTTCGCACGCATCCTGCTGGATATCGGCATCCCCGATTTTGTCGAACAAGACAAGCGCTACGGATACGCCGGATATCGCCAGTCCTCGGTGCTCGACCAAGCCATTCAAGGCCAGAACATCGCGCCCTTTAAGGAGCTGCTCATTGAGACTCTTAACCTGAAGTTTCAAGACGTTCCTGACCCCGTCTGGGAATGCACGACAACGGCTCTCATTCGCGCCATCACGGCTAACAGCGCCAACGAGGGAATGATGCGCTCCATGCGGCCGGAGGTGGTGAACGGCTACATGGAGCAGATTGCCAAATCGAAAGTAATCAAAATCGACTTTTTCACCGGCAAGCACGGCATCCGGTTGATGCGATTTTACCGGACAGATTTTATTGATGAGGTTGCGCCAGCGACACAACCGCCATCGCCTACACCAACAGGCCCCAACCCTTTTGAAAAGCATGATTGAAGATTTCCCAGAGGAAAAATTGAGCGAACCGCAGGAGGCGGGGCTTTCGGGCAGCAAGGATTACGAAAAGCTCGTGCTGCATAACATGCGCTCGGCTGTCAACTACGCTGGGCGCTGCTGCGGCGGCGAGTTGCAGGAGGGCGACCTTATCTCCATTTGTTACGACGTTCTGCTGCAAGCGGCCCCGGCGTTCCGGCCGTCAGTCGGATTGCGGTTCATCGGTTTCTGCAAACCGAGGTTGCGCGGTGCGGTGAAACGGCATTTCAATAAGCAGCGCATCGTCAAGAATGGGTCCTGCGTTGCGCTGGTTGACTCGCCTCTGCACGAAGTCGAACACGACCTAGGGCACTGCGGACACGAAACCAATTACGTGCCGCCGGTTCGCGCCCCCAAGGATACCGACCAGCAGCCGGAGTTTGACGCCATTTTCCTGCGAGACGAGTGGGCGCGAATGTCCAAGCTGATTGCCGAGCGCTGCGACGACCGGGAACGCACGATTTTGATTTGGGTTTACCAGCACGGGTATACATTCGAAAAGCTTGGAGATATGCTCGACATCAGTAGGCAGGCTGTTCAAAGCATCGCGGCCAAATGTCTCAAAAGATTGTCCCGCGCCGCAAGAAAAATTCAGTAACTATCTACTGATGAAAGCGCTGGGACTGGACCTTGGAACGCATACAGGCATCGCAGAGAATTTTAATGGCCCTCTGAATGCTTACACCGTGCAGCTAGCAACGAAAAAAGAGATTACTGAATGGGGAAAAAAGCGCATCACTCGGCGGTGTGACCCCCGAGTGCTTAGATTGCACAAACTGCTTTCAAATATGTCGCGGCCTGATATAGTGGTCATAGAAGATGTACTATTTTCAAGCTACACTTTACAAGTCCAGCTTTGGAGCTCGTTGCGCGCCGCTGTTTGGCTCGCGTTTGGGAGCGACACTATCATTGAAGCAGTTCCCGTGGCCACATTAAAGAAGTATGCGACTGGACGCGGCGGGGCAGATAAAAATGCGATGATGTCTTGCCTGTTTAAACGTCTCCCGGGATTGCAGGGAATCAATCACGATGCAGCGGACGCAGCGTGGTTGTGTCTTTGGGCCTTAGACCACATTCACAGATAATATGGCGCGAATAAAACGAATTGATGCAGGCGGCGCGGCTGATGTGCCGAAAACTCCCGTTCCGATTAATGTTCCCTCGCGGGAATACACGACCCAGCAGCAAGTCGATACGCTGCTCCGGGTGTGCGGCATGCTGGCGCCCATCATGTATACGCCGCTGATAATTAGCGAGACCCCAAGGGACCCAATACCGCGCAACGAGGCCAACGTGGCCGCAGAGAATGCGGTCCGGGCTGCCTGCGAGCAGCTCGAAGCTATCGTGTCGGATACGACTCGCTGGGATAACAGCTTTCAGAAGACCGTTGAGGACGGCTACAATCGCGCCACCGAGGCAAATCGCCAGTTGATTGAGGCGGAGACCAAAGTCGCAATGGACAAGCTGAAGCCTCACATCAAGTACGGCCCCAAGTTGATGAAGCTGGAAACCGGCGAGTGGCTCGCCATCTGCGGTGACCCGGCCTACATGGAACACGCCGTGCTCGGAGTTGGCGCCAGTCCGGCCGAAGCATTCCTTTCTTTTGATTTAGCGTATTACGGAACATTAACACCCTCAGCAATGCAGTTTATCGAAAAATATGAACAAGCAGGCCAAGAAATCCCTCAAATGGACCCCGGAACAAATCACCCAACTCAAGGAGCTCCGCCAAGCGGGGAAGACAGCGCCGGAAATAGCCCGGGAATTGAGCCGGTCCGTTAAGTCCATCGAGCAGGCGTGTTTTCGTTATGAAGTTCCCGAAAACACTGTGGCCGAGACCGACATTCAGGTGCGGGTCAAGGAGCTTGAGCTCCCCAAGCCGAGCTTCGGGCATTTGCCGCTTTCAGTCATCAACAGGGGAGATTGGCTCGACTTCGGGCTCGTTGCCGACACGCACCTTTGCTGCAAGCAGGAGCGTCTCGCTGAGCTTCACAATCAGTATGACCTATTCGCCGCTGAGGGCATCAAGACAGTGCTCCATGCCGGAAACATTGTTGACGGATACATCCCTCGGATTAACGGCGACTCAGTATTTGCCACCGGCATCGACGCTCAGTGTCAATATGTTATTGACAATTATCCAGCTAGAGCAGGAATTACGACTTACTTTATCACCGGCGACGACCATGAGGGCTGGTGGCAAAAGGAGGGTTTCAACTTCGGAGGATACCTTCACTATCTGGCTGCCGACCAAGGTCGGGCCGACCTTCGGTATATTGGACACGTTGAATCTGACGTAGAAGTCAAAAGCAAATTTGGCGACAAGGAAGTCAGCACCATTATCAAGGTGCAGCATCCGGGTGGCGGTTCAGCCTACGCTCGCAGCTACACTGGCCAGAAACAAGTCGAAGCGTTCGAGGGCGGTGAGAAGCCTGACATTTTGGTGCAAGGGCACTATCACGTCAGCAACTACATGAACGACCGAAACGTTCACGTCATCTCAATGCCGGGATATCAAGAGCAGACCGTGTTTGCCCGGAAAAAACGGCTGCGAATGGAGATTGGCGGCGCGATAATGTCGTTTAAGGTCAACCCTGACAACGGGTCAGTGACTCGATTCCGGCTGGAGTTTAACCGTTACTTCACTCGCGGATTCTACAAACCGTATCTCACCTCAGACAAGAAAATCGTGAAAGGTCATCTGGTGCTCTCCAAATGACTCGTGGTTCAAATCACTGGCTTCAATATTTGCGCGAGCAAACGCCCGCCTCCGGGGCTCGGACCTGATGTTGGCGCCCCCGGCTGAGACTGTGCAATCCGGGCCGCCAGAAGCTTCTGCTGCACCTTAGAAGGAAGGGGCGTGTTTGGCTCCTGCATCGCGCCAGTTGCCTGCTGCGGCGGCGTCTGGGGAGTCGGCAAAGCCGGTCCTGACGGCACTTGCATCCGACCCAACGCTGGGTGCTTAGACGGGTCGCCGGTCCCTACTTCGTGGTCAACCTTGTTCCACGGCGGCGCAATAAGCTCCAGTTTGCCCATCTTATCGGCGGCCTGAATGTCCTGCGGGTGCACGTAAAAAGAATTAAACACCACTCCGGTGTGGCCTGAGTGGCTTTTGTAAAAGCCAAACCCGGCCTGCTCCAACGCTTCCTTGTGCTCCACAATTTCCTTGGCAGCGTCTTGGTGTTTAAACTCCTCAATCGGCATCGAGACGGCCGCCGGGCTGCCTGCGATTAACGCTTGGATGGCCGGTCGCTTCAGGAGGGCGGGCGGAAACGCCTGCGCCTGTTCCTGCGGAGAATCTACCGGCGGGGTGTTGGGATTGCCTTGTGCTGGCTGTGCCTGCGCTGGTTGTGTCGGCGGCTGTGCCTGCGGAGCGGGCTGGACATCTGGCTGCATTGGTGTTGCCATAAAAGATAGTTACTTGGATTCGCGCACTTGTCGCTTTTTAATTTTCGGCTCTAGGCTGGATTCTTCCAGTTCCTTCAGCCGGGCCGAAAGCTCTGACTGAAAGTCATCGGTAGTGCGGGAGTGCGCGATGCGCGCCGACTGCTGCATCTCGGGGGTGTAATGCGTCTTAGGGTTCAGCTTATTGTTCATTGTCTTAGGTTACGGGGCTGTATATCAAATAGTCCGGCCTGCTCCATCGGCTTGGCCCGACTTTCGGCCGCCTGCTTGGCAAGCCGCTGCTGGATGCCAGACTTGAGCATTTCAGTCTTCTGCATCTCTTTTCGAAAATCACCAAGGTCCAACCGGCCCCAGCCGTTGTCAGCCCATAGCTTCTTCTCTGCGAACCAGAGCGCCCCTTGGAGGGCATCCGGTTCGATGCCGAGCTTTTCGGCAGCATACCGGAACGCCTTTTGGCTGAAAGCAAAATCTGCATCGTTGACGCCTTTTCCGTTCTTCGGGAGAATGCGCCAGCGGTCCATGAAATCTGAATAGCCGAGCCGCCGCATCGTCCGGTCGGCCCACACATCCACGGTAGCCTCGTGGCCCGTCCCGAGGAGGTTCTTTACAAAGTTGAGAGTCTTCGGCCCAGCCGACTTTTCGAGCCATTCCCGGGCCAGTACTTGCAGCACTGCATCAGAGCTCACGCCGAATTTCTGCCCGTTACTCTGGCGCGGCAAAAGGCCGTGCTCGTGAATCCATTGAGCCAGATACGTAGCCTCGCTAGGTGTCTTGGGCGGCTTGGCCACCTTCCCGGCGTCCACCTGTTTGTCGTACCACTTCGCCAGCTTTCCGTCCGCCAGCTTGTCTACGCCCTCCTGATACTTCTTCAGAAGCTTGTCGTACCGGCCGCTTTTGTATCCCTCAAGGGCGTCCAGTGCATAGGCATAGTTGCTATCCGGCGCATTCTGCGGAGATGTGGCGGCCAACAGCTCGGCCATCATCTGTGCGTGCTTGCCAAACATCGCCTTGAGCTTCGGCACAAAATCGGAATACCACTTGAGTCCGGAGTCGTACTCCGGCGTGCCCTCGTACTTGCGCGCCTCGCTCGCCAATCGGTCGCCAAATTCCTGCACCGCTTTTCCTTCGGAGCCCGCTTGTTTGTACAGCGGCGAGTTGACAATATCGGAGCTGACTTCGGGGTCTTGCCCGTTGACCTTGTTGAATACTACGGCTTCAGGAAAATGCGTCTTGAGTTCCGCGTTGGTCATGTCGGCCGCCTCGCGAGAGCTGAGCGCTTTTCGCGTGCCGATACCGGCGAGGCTGAGCTCTTCTGGTCTATTGGTTGGCGCGGGAATTCTTTTTCCAAAATCCAGCCCCATCGAAAAAGGCTCGCCGCCGGGGAGCTGCGAATAAAAATCGAGGTTCTTTGCGTCCTTGCCTACGACAGTGTTCTCATGTTTCGCCGGAGTCAGAGAGCCATCGCCGTACAATAGCCCCTTGTTGATTAGGACTGACTCTTGGCCGTACTTGTTGCCGTACTGCTGCGCCTCCTCGGGAGTCATCCCGGGCACGAGAAAATTCCGGCCTTGGTCAACGCCTTTGTAGTAGCCGCGCACCTCGTGCGGATTGTAGCCATCTGCAATGAGAGCCTTTTCGAGGTTGTCATTGGCCGCCTCGTTCACATCGTTGTTGCCGGGGCCGAGGGATTCTTTGGTGGCCGTGACTATGGCCCAGTTGGGCTGCTTGAGCGCGGCCGGGAGAGACGTAGCCTCTTTGAAGTCGTCTGCTGAGGGCGCCGCCGCGATTCGCTCCGGCTGGCTAGAGGGCTTAAACTGGTGGAACGGAGGATACGCCGTATAATCAGAATATTGGGAATGGATTTTGACCGGCAGTTTCGTTTCTCCTGCCTCCGCAGCTTGAACGATTCGATGCATCCCATCTTCAACGATTGCTTTTCCGGTATTCGGGTTGTATGCAATAAGCGGCTCGCCCTCGGTCTTCGAGCCTCGTCCTGACCGAATATTTTGAAGCGTCACAGCATATGCGTTTTTTCCCACTGAAAGAGCTGAAAGTGGAACTGACACAGTAATAGGCTCGTTCCGGTCTACTCCTTGTCGCAATTTTTCTATAACATCCGCATTTAGTCCCTTTGGAGAAAATTGCACATCCTGCGGAATGGCCGAGGTAACCCGGGCCATCATGTGCCCGGTAGGCCCCTCGAATGTGTCGCTGACCGAAGTCGGCTCGCCAAAAAGGTTGCCCCTAATCCGATTGATTTTCGGATTGATGACATCACCGGTTAGGTTCTTCACGCCGCGCTGCTGCAAATCGGTTGCGAGTTCCCGGTAAAGCGTGCTGGCTATTCCTTTGCCCTGCTCGTCTGGATTCACTCGGACGGAGCCTACAAAGGCATCATCTGGGCCTGTCTGATGGGCGTCCATTGAGGCCACGACTTTGCCCGAGGGGTCAGTCACCTCGTACGCCAACATGCCGGTTCCGTAATCGGTGCGATTGATTTTCAATCCGCGCTCTTCAAGGTCGCGCCCGGCCTGAGTCTTGGGCATGAACTGCTCGGTGGCCTTCATGGAGCGCACCGGCGTCTTGGTGAACTTCGCAACCGCGTTTGCGTCTCGATTCACATAGCCTTCAAATCCGGCTTGGTGAATCCGGTTCTCGTACATGGTGACGGCGGCCCGCGTGTCCATCGGTGCGTATCCCTGCGATTCGAGCTCAGACGATGTGGGATACAGCCCTTGCGGGTCCTCCTGAAAATCATACAGCCGCCCCGAGCGAACCTCCGCCTTGTAGCGCAAGTCGCCAAGGCCCGGCTCTTTTTCATAGCCCTTTGTTCCGAGGTAAGTGCGAGGGACATACAGCTCCGGGTAGTCCCGGCGCCGGGTCGCTTCGGCGCCTGCAATGCCAGTCCCGTGCATGGCGGGGTCCAGTTCCTTGAGCCCTTCCACATCGCTGTAATGAATGAGCGGCTCTTTCTTTTCTCCGGCCTTTGGTTTGAACTGGGCGCCGGTCTTGTCGACAACATCTATATTGCCCGGCGTTTTGGACTTGTCGTAATCCTCGAAAACAGCTTTGTCGATGCTGTCATTATCCACGCCAGTGGCGCGCCAAGCGTCCAGCAGCTTAGTGCCACGGTAATGGGTGACGATTGCGGAGTTTTGGTCAGGAGCAGCAGCTTGTGCATCATGGAAACCAGACAAAAATCGGTCTTTGAACTCGTTAAAAGTCTCTCCGCCGGGCGGACGTTTATCTGGATTGGCCGTTAGGTCGCGAATCTTCGGCAACATATCGGAGGTAGGCTTGCCCTCGATAGTCGGCCCAAAATTCCACGGCCTCAGCCGGTCATCCGAGGTGATAGTGGCCCCGGGATTTTCTTTCTGAATCGCCCGAGCCGTTTCCATCGTCCGGTCAAGGTCAGATGAAAAAATCTGTTTGACCCCGCCCTGCTTGGCAACATCGGTTGCCGCCGTAGCCGCCTCTGCCCGGCCCTTGTTGTCCAGAGGCACGTTGATGTGGCCCCGGATAAGGTCTTTGTCCGGGTCGGCATTGTTCATCTCGGTTGAACCGTGCCGGACAATGAATGTCTTTGGCCGGAATTGTTTTCCACCGGTCTCAATCAATCGCTGCGGATTAATCGTACCTTGCTTTTTTCCGAAATTGTACGCTTCGAGCTGGTCGGCTTCGTCACTGTCTAACCGGGCCTCGCCTTGCTTAATTTGCTGAAGCTCCAGAGCGCGCTCGTACGCTTCACTGCGGTCCAAAAACTCGCCCTCGTTGGTGACAAAGCCGTCTACTAATCCCTCCGGGCGATTCATGGCGCCCAGCATCAAATCATCTTCGCTCATATCGGGATGTTTTTCCCGAAGGTATTCCATCGTTGCCTGAGCGTGAATCAGCCCCTCGTACATTTTGCCGGAGTCTTCATCCATCACGGCGGCCATCTTTACGGCGCGAGGATTCTTGCTGGGCGCGAATTGCATGGTAGGTTCGCCAGCAAGTCCGGCGTTCCTCTGTTTCATGCTGTTGACCCGGTCTTCCAACTCCTTAAAAAGTTCTTCCGAAGGGAGCAGATTTTTTGGGTCCGCAAATTGTCTCTTCTCGAACGGCACAAAATCGGGGTCTCCTTTTACGGGCAAAGACCCATCAGCCCGGCGCATGTGCCGTCCAGCAAAGTACCACGAGCTTTGCATCAAAAGCTCAGACATCAAAGCGCGGCGAGCTTCGGGCGAAAACAGTTGATAATGCGTAAGTAAGGCGTTGTACTCTCCACGGGGTCCAAACTCATTGCCTTCGGGCGTGTGACCGAAAAAGTCGTGAACGAATCTCAGAACTTCATTTACGTTCAGCTCATATCCGTGTCGAACAATGCCCGAGGGCGCTGTCAGGAGGTTATTCTGAATCTCTGGGGACGCCGCTTCCAATCCTCCGGCGGCGCCAAACTCGGTCGCTGTCGGGAGGAAATAAAGATGCTTGTTGTTGATGACATCGGCAACCATATCTCGGGAGCTCTTGTAAGGCTCGCCTTTGTTAGGCCACGGCTCAACATCAATGCCCGAGTCAATGATGCGCTGCCCTTGGTCTTTCATCTCTTGCAGCATCTGACGGTACCCCGCGATTACCTTCGGGTCATTGGGGGCGTGTGGGGTATCTTCCAGATAATCCGCCAGCCGCATCAAATAATCCATCGGCACGGGCTGATTATTTGGCAGCACCGGCTTGGGAAGCCCTATAGATTCAGCGTAGTCATCCGACATTCTCGCCGCTTCGGGATTTCGAAGCCGGTCTCGCGCCGGGAGAGCCTGAAAAGATTTTTCCACTTCTGGTGCAGGAACAACCGATGCGGGACGGTCTTCTTCACCACGCCGAGGCATGAATCCCGCCTGTAAGGTCAGGGTATTGCCTCCGAATTTCGTCTGCTCTCCGGCGTGCTCAGCATGAGCAATGTTTCGGAGGTTTAAACGCTGATACGATTCGAGCATCTCCGGCACATTTCCGAGCGCGGCGATTTCGTTGCGCAGAGGATTGACTTCCTGAACCTCGCGACCTTCAATACCCAAAGCCCTCGCTGCCCTGCCCTCGAACGAACCACGAGGCACTACCGGCGGTTGGACCCGGCCCGGGAGTGTAGCTTGAGAAACCTCTTGGCCCAGAATATTACCGGGGACACGAGCCTCGCCAGTGGAAATGCGAGGGGTCTTGGGGAGCTGGCCGGTTCCAAACAGCATGGAGATAAAGTCGGCTTTACGCTGGTCAAGGGCGCCCGCACCCTCACGCAGAGGAGGCGCGTACGCTCCAGCTGCCGTTGCTTCGCGAGGAACAACGAGTGGAAGTCCGGAGCCAGTTCTTCCGGCCTGCTGATTACGAGTGAACGACTGCGTGTCATTTAAAAGCTCCTGCCATGCGGCGGGTGTCAGCTCGCCATTTTTGATTTCGTACGGCGCAAGGTCGGACCGGCCTTTCTGTCCGAGGAAAGCCGCGAGCCGGACAGCGTTGGCCGCGAAAACTTCGGGCACCCAACCGCCCCACTGCTTTTCGCCGTTTGCCAGCGAGAAAATTCGGTGCGGGAAAAATAGCTTGGGATAAAGGGCGCGTACGGAGTCGGGCAACGAGCGGTACGCTTCAATAATAGCCCGGCGGACCTTCCGAGACTGAACCGGCGCACCGGCGGGCTCATTGGGCGCGCTCCGATAGTCCACCTTGACGCCGGACTGCTGTCCCTGCGCTTCGGCTAACAGCCCGGAGACTTCACGCTGGGTCATCGTTGCGCCGGGCGCACGTTCATCCGGAACGCTGGCGTTGATTTGTGCGGTTTCTGCTGGTGGCTGCGGCGTCTGCGGCACTGGTGCGGGTCTTCCGCCGGTTGGCAGAATCGGAGGTTGCGCACCCGCCTGTGCTGGTTGCTCCCCAGTAGGGAGTGCCTGACGGATGCGCTCAATTGTATCGGCGCTTAGCGGCAGCCCGAGACCTTCGCTGGTTCGGCCTGCGAGCGGCTCTTGGCCGAAAAACTGCATGACTTGGCCGAGGGTCCGGGCGATTTTCTCCGGCATCTGTTTGCCGGGCTCAAGGGTTGGACCTGAGTGTTTAAACCACGCATCGAAATTTTCCGCGAGCTTTTCCCGAGCGATGTATCGGTCAGACACCGCTTGCTGCTCTTCCGGCGTCAGCACTGTGCGCCAGTCCACCGGTCCTTGCTGGGTGATGTTGTCCTTTATCTGCTGCTCGGTCGGCATTTCGCCGCCGGTCCGTTGAGCTTCCTGCGAGTACTGCAAGGCCGTCTGACGGTATAACTTCTCCAATGCCTCGGCTTGGCCCCAGCCTGATTTGTCCAGAACGACAGACCGCCAATCCGGACCCGTATCCGAGCGGTTAAGCAGAGAAGCGTAATAGCGGCCAAAAGCATCCCACTGATTAGCATATTGATTTTTAACTGTGGAGTCTAAGTCGCGCAGTGTAGATTCGCCGAGCACGTCTTCGAGGGCGTGAAAAGCCTCGTGCGGCGCGGAGCCGGGCTCCGTCACGACAATGACTTTCTTGGCGTTGCCGTTCTTATCGGTCAGCGTAGTTGTGAAACCGTCTTCGCTCGCGAGTTCGGCAGCTCGGTCCGCAGAAACCCCGGATTGCGTGAGAGCGTTTTGAATCTGTTCCTGATTGTCACCAACAAAGATTTGCGCATTGGGGTTTAAACGCTGCAAAAGCAGACGAGTCGCGTTGACGCGAGTTCGCTGGCCCGGCGTAAGCACGCCAAAAGCCGAATTGTGCATGTCCTCCAACGCAGGAAGGGACCCATCCGAGGGAATGGGATTATTTACATCGAAACCTCGCGGCGCGACAATCTGCCCGCTGATAACATGGCGCCCAACCTGTCTGGCCCCACCGAGGAGGCCGAAAGCCGTTCCCAAACCGACTGCGGCTTGGCGTTCCTGCGGAGTGTCTGCCCCAGCAGCTTGCCCAACGTCAAACGCCGCTCCCTTGGCGAATTCAGCAGCCGCTGTTGGTGAAGCTTGGACAATATCTTTGATGGCTTGTGCATAGTCGGATTTCATCGGGGCTTTACCGGCGACTTGCGCGCCCCAATCGGCAAAGTCATTGAATCCGGCTTGAGCTGCCTTGGCGGCAGTGGTGATGGGCTTGCTCACGAGTCGCCCGGCAAACCCTCCGCCAATCTCAGGCACTAATCCGGCGTGCTCGGCAACCGTTCCGAGAGCCTCCTGAGCCAAGGCCCCAGCGGCATGATGACCTGCGGCAATTCCAGCGGCGAGCGCCGCAGCGGGTCCAAATTTTTCAACTCCCTTTGCCGCCAGTGCGCCGCCTTTTCCAGCCACCTGCATAGTTGTCCCCACGCCTTTTTCGAGCGCGGGAGTAATTCGGGAGGCAAGGTCAAACTCAGGGAGTATGGTTCGTCCAGCGGCCCCGGCCAATCGAGTCGCACCGCCAATCGCTTCCCACGAAAATGGGTCGGTAAGTTTGGCCGTTTCCTCCGGCTGGACTTGCTGCGTTGGCTCTCCTCCGGTAATTGCTTGCGGGATTGGTCCTTGACCGGCGGCGATTTTACCGGCCTGCTCGTGCAAGGCGAGCGCATCGAAAAGGGCGTTGCGCTTGTCGTTGTCGTCATATTCGTCCAGCCCTTTCGTAATTCCGAGGCCCCGGCCTGCGGCTTTCGCGGCTTTGCTGGCGCCGGTAAGAAGCCCGGTCATGCCCTGCTCGATGGAGCTCCAAGCGGTAGCTAACGCTGAGCGACCGGCCGATTGCTCCTCTTCGGCGTCCTTTAGCTCCTCGGGAGTCGCGCCGGGCTTGGCTGCCTTACCAAGGCTATTCAACAGATTAATCGTGCCGCCAGTGGCTAGCGCGCCAAACCGACCAAGCCCCGCAAAAGTGTGGGCTACGTTCTTGAGGCTCCCGCCGACCGTGAGACCTTTGTACCACGGTTGCTCGCGCAGCTGATGATAGGCGTCCGCCACCTTATCAACCATCCTCGGGTCCGTTTGCAGGTCCGGCCGGGCGGCGAATTGGGAGACCAAATCAAACTTGTCGCCTGATTGAGTTGTCAGGTCGGCAAGGTCTTTCGCAGATAGAGAGAACGGGTCAACAGGTTTGCCATCCTCGCCGACAAGCTGTCCCGGCTGCACTTGAGGTGATGGCGCTGGTTGACTCTGAGCCTGCTGCCAGTATTGGCTTTGCTCTTCCGGCGAAACCTGAGCGGCTTGGCCGGTCTCTGCGTCTACAAACGGCATATTTTATTGCTGGGTAGCTCGCTGCTTAGCGAGCCGGTCAAGAGCCTCGGTAGCAGGCATCTCAACATTGACGGGAGCGCGGTTGGTGGCATTCGCATCCAAAGCAGCAGACCGGGCAGCCCGCTTCATCGCATCAGTCGCAGGGAGCTGGGCTTTCATGGCTCGAATGTGCGCTTGTGCTCGTTGAGCGTCGGCCGCTTGCATTGCCAAATCGTGCAGCTTGTCGTGAGAATAATTTGTTCCCGAAGCAACCATTGCATGTGCTTGATTCATCGCGTTGGTATAATCCGAGTTTGCCTTGTCCGCAGCATCCGACAACTTTTTGTGCCGTGCCTCAAGCTCTTTTTGCGTCTCAACTTTCGGCACCTCAACGTGCGAATCTATATTGTTGGGATTGAGCGGATTTAATGGATTAATCAACTGCATCGGATTCAGCCACTGGTCCGGGCGGCTCATAATGCCCGGATGGGCTGGGTTTGAATCAAACTCGTCATCATCGTTGTATGGCATAAAAACTTATGGATTTGGCACCCAGCGCAGCTTTCGCCCCGAAGGGAGCGTGACCGTAGGACCGGCGGCTTGTGCGGTAGCTCCTTCAATTTCACCAGCAGGAGACACGACTGGAATGTCTTGGTCAGGCGGCGCTCCCGAAGCAATTCGTGACTCATTCGCATCGAGTTGTTTGCCCAGCTGCTGAGCCTGAGCAAGTCCGGCCTGAATGGATTTCTCTTTGCCGAGATACGCGCCGCGACCAACACGCCAGAGGTTCTGACGCTGCTCCGGAGACAGGGCGCCTTTCTTCAAAAGCACTCGCTCAACGAGCGATTTAAAATTTGGTATGCGCGCCGCTTGGTCAACGAGTTTGTCCCATTTGAATTCGCGAATTACAGCCTGTGGGTCGTGTAGCTTGATGAAATTCGAAACAAGACCAATATCCTCCGCATTCAAATCAGCATCACCCATCCGTTGTTGCTGCGGCGTAAACTTGTTTATATTGCGAACCGCATCGGCCATCGAGTTGTAGTATCCGACTGACTCGGCCCATTTCTTATAAGTCTCTTTTCCAATCTCCGTCTTGTACACTTCAGGCGCGGTTTCGCCGGGCTGAGTGATATATCCTAACGTTGGCGGCCGAGCAGGGACTGGTGTAACCAGCTGCGCCTGCGCAGGCGCCGGAGTTGTCGCAACGGGCGTAACTGTTGGTTGCGCAGATGCTGAAGGTAAAGGATACTGAGCGTCTACAAAACCCTGAATGGTCTCGGGGCTGGCCTTGGCGGCAAATTGCTCTGCGTCTTCGGCGCCCTGCGTCTTCAAATACTGCGCGTATTCGGCGCGGTACGTGCCCTCGTTTTGCGGCGTCACAATAGTCCGGACCGGCCCGGGCGTTCCTTGGCCCTGCCCCTGAATCGGAATGCCCGGAGCACCTCGCTCACCCTCACTCGGATTTTCGATAGGTATTTGACCCCGCATCGGATGCGTGTCCGGCATCAACTGATTAATCTGATGTACATAATACCAATAGGTATCGGACCCATTAGCCCCAAGGTTTTTCTGCGGGGGAGTTACGTCTTCATTAAAGGCATTAAAAACTACCAGATGCTTCTGGCCCGCTGTATCCGTAATTTCTTTTGTGGACGCCGGAGTCAAGCGCGTTAGCCAGCTCTGAAGGGCGTTGTTCTTTGCGAGGATGTCATTGCCCGCCTGCGCGGCCTTGGCAAAATCGGTCGTGCCATCCGGCCGGACGTACTTCTGCATCGACTCACCGTACCACGGGCCGATTTTCTGAAGGGTATCGAGGCCGCCCTCGCCATAAATATTAGTGGCTTGCTGTTTGGCAATCTGCTGTTGCGCCAGCGCGGTAGCGCCCGGCAGCGTTTGAGACCCGGCCTGTGCCGTCTGCTGCGCAAGCTGGTTTTGCGCTGCGGTTGCGCCGTAGGCCGAGGTGCGGGCCTTAATCGCGTCAGGCGAAACGTACTCGCCGAGCTCTTCGAGCAAGGCGCGTTTCTTCGCCTGCCCAACCGCGCCGATTCGGTCAACGATGTCCTGCGTATTGATGAAGCCGTTATGGACGGCGTCCACCAGCTGCTTCACAGCATCTGGCGTGACGATTGGCTGAATGTTTGGCACTGCGGGCTGAGCCGCAATGTTTAACGGTTGTACGTCTGGAGCTCCGGGTCCTGCCATATTATCATAATCCTCGGCCGTAAAGGTCCATCGAAAGACCGGCATTGTTATTTACTTGTTTACCCCCACCGCCTAGTCCAACACTGCCAATTCCCGAAACGGCTGAACCAATCGCATTCCCCCAGATAGCACCTTGTGCTAACTGGCCCGCAGCTTGAACACCGGCCTGTTGTCCGATGGCCTGATTCAAAGCGCCGACTCGATTGAGCCACACGTTTGCAATCTGAGAGCCCCCAAGCCCGGCCTGCGGAGTTGCGTTCGCGCCGATACCAAAAGCCGTGCCGGAGCCTTGCAACTGCTGAAGCTGCACGGCCGACAGGTTGGGAAACAGAGATTGCAAAATGTTTTGCCGACTCTGTTCCAAATTCTGCGCGGACGTGAGCAGCTGGGCCGCCTGTTGCTGCCGCTGCTGTTGCAACTGGATACCTGCGGTTCCTAAAATCGTTCGCAGCTGCTGTCCGCCGATGCCCTGTCCGGACGCTGACTGGGTTGTCATGCCGGACGATTCGAGCCCGGCTTGCACCAGCTGCGCCTCCACATCGGGAGGAAGAGTGGCGCCCGCTTTGAGCTGAGATAAGGCGGCGTCGATAAGCTGGTTCTGCCCTTGCTGAGTTGCGCCAGCGTTCTTGATGGCGTCCTGCGCCGCCTGTTGCGCTATCGCAGTAGACGGCGAGCCCGCACCAAATCCGCCCGCCTGTTGGGCAATGCCCTGTGCGGCGGTTTGCTCGGCTGACGCTAGGCCGGGAAACAACTGGCCGAGCAGCTTTTGCTGATTCTGCGCTCTCTGAAAATCGGCTTGAGTGGCCAGCTGCTGCACCTGCTCTGGGTTCATCCCAGAGGTGATGTTCTGCTGTATCTGACCAATCGCTGCTGATTGAAGAGCGGTCGCTTTTCGCGCCGCATCTCCCGCTATAAAGGCGCCCGCGATTTGTCCGGCCGCGCCGAAAAGTCCGCCAAAATCCATACTCTTTAGATAGTTACCTGAATTAGGCCCGCCGTCATTATGTTTTAATCATCGCAAACAGGGCGATTTGCGGGACGATATAGGCCGAGGCGGCCTGTAGCTGTAGATGGTCCGTCGCGGCGTCTCCAAAGGTCGCTCCGGCAGCCCTTTGGGGAATGCCCGGGCTAGGCTGCTGAACGTACACCGGGCTGCCTCCGGCATCCTGCGTTGCCGCGCTGAAAATTCGGCCCCGGCTGGCCGTGTCCGAATCGCCCCAAATAACCCAGCCCGGGTTGATTTGAATTGCGGAAGCGGCCGTCTGCGCCATTACGTGCTTGACATCCCCGGGAGAGCCGGAGACCGTCCGCCACGTACCGCGCTCCCAGTGAATCAGAACATTGATGTCAGTATCAAAATACTGCTGAAGATTAATCGGGGCACCGGGCCGGTTTGCCGTAGAGCCGGACTGCGGGACCGAATTAAACGGCTGCCACGAGGTGCCGTTCCAAAAATACCAGCTTAGCGGCGTACCAAACCCGTTGGGGTTTTGGTCCGTCGAATTGGCAGTTGTCTGTAGCCAGACCGGCGGAGTGTTAGTCGCCGGAGTCGCGTTCCCGATGAAAAACGGAATGGTCAACGAAGCGCTGATATCCTGCGGCACGTACGCACTCGCCGTATCGGACCACACCCACCATTGAGTGCCGCCCTTGAGCCACGGCCCCACGTTGGTCGTCGGCGCCACGTCCCCAATGAAAATAAAGTTGGCTCCGTTGGGCGAAACGATTCGCATGCGCTGCACCATCGCGGTTAGCAGGTCGTTGGGGCCGCCTTTGAACGTCGGAGGCAGCGGCGCCGCCTGTACAATTAGTGCTGTGTCTTTTAAGCTCATAAAATTATGTGTAGCCCCCACCAAATGAGGTTCGAGCTGCTTGTACTAACCCAAACAGGGTTTGTTCTTGCGCATTAGAAAGCGCAGTGTGGACAGACGTAAAAGTGTGCCAGTTTTGTGATGGGTTGCCCAGAGTGCCCAGCTTTGAAATCTGAAAATTCCCATTGGGTCTATGCGTAAAAGTCAAATCGGTTCCACTCGAAGTGACCGGCCCGGTCGCTCCGTTCATTCGGAGCGCATAACAGTTGTTGATTGCCGTACGATTCAATGATTGATACACGTAAACATTTGGCGCATTTGAAAAGGCAGGCATGACCAAGGTGCTCGTAAAATAAATCATTCCTTGGGTACCTGCCACACCAAACCCTTCGTACGCTGCAAAATTGGCTGCGCCCTGAACCACTCCGGCGCTTGAGCTATCGCTTAATCCGTACATGCTCACGCCCGCGTTGTTGTCGCTTGCGAGCGCTGTTGAGATGTTTATGCCAGTGTCTAAATGCGTTGAATCACCGATAAGCCGCAAACCGGCGACAGTGATATCTTCGGGTGCGGGAGCCACACCGATTGCTGACCACAGTGCATTGCCCGCCGTAAAATAAAGAGGCGTCTGGGCCTCAATCAATCCTCCCGGCGAATAGAGATTTACGGCAATCATCGCGGAGTCCAGACCGGCGGAAATCAGCCCACACCAGAACGTAGCCATAACGTTTTTGGTGATTTGCGAGGGCGCTGCTCCACCATTAGCCACCACTTGCGTTGCCCAAGCATTTGCCACGGTGGTTCCAGCGGCGCAAGGGCCGCCTGCTGCGCGTTGCGGACTTGCCAAGAGTCGTCTAACGATTACTGGGTTTGGCATATGGCTTTATTCAAATCCTAATCCGGTAGACAGGATGGGCGGCACAAGCGCCGCCAGTTCTGCCTCCGCTAATTTTGTTGCAATAATTTCCGCCACTCGATTGGCAGCCCGTTGCGAGACCACGCTCTCTGCCTGCCCCGCAGCGATGGCCATAAAGTCCTCAAACGAAACCTGCGCCGATTCGGTCGATTCAAAATGGTACTCCGGCGCGACTGCCAGCATCGCAACCAGCTCTTCCATCGTCTGCGCCTGAGCGCCCGAGCCGTCATATCGCACGGCGTTCAATCCGGTTTCGTCTTGGCAAGCAGTGCCGTCGCCGTCAGTGTCAGGGGGCACAGAAAACGCCCAAGGCCGAATCCACCGAATCGTAACTGGTCCGTGGCCCACGATGGCAAGCTGGAAAGATTCGTCGATATTGTCATTGTCCGGACGCTCCACGGGACAGGACCCATCAAGGTTCGGGTCCGGTTGCGTGTTCGCATCCTCAGTTCGGAGGACCCGAGATTGAGGTTTAAAGGCAAAAATCGGGCTGTTGATGTCGAGTGTGAGTTCACTGGAAAGGGACCCCTGCGAGATGGCCAGCTTCTTGTTCATTATTTGCCGGAACGCGCCGCGAGTGCCGCCCGCGTAGTAGACGCCAATGTCCAAATCTTCCGACAGCGCCGCGAGCGCTACATCCACCCAAGCTAAGCGGCATCTTTCCCCCGGCGGCTTGCCCGGCGATGCCGCCGTCTGGCCGAAGTAACCCCGCGTTTCCATTTTCCAAGCAATCGGGCAACCATTGTCGAGACGCTCAGGTCTAAAAGCTTGCCAAAGACGATTCTTGCCATCAGTATCAACAGAGACATAGTAAATCCGCTCCTCGCTGGCAATCTCGCCGTACACCCATTCAACCGGGCGCGTGCCTGTCCAGTAGCCGGACCAGCACGGGCCGGAGTCATCGCTCAAAGTCGTCAAGCTCGCGTTGTTCAGCACCCAAGTATGTTTGTTGTACACGTCCTCGGCCGGAACGCTCATAAGCAAGTACTGACCGAAGGAAGCAGCAGCCACTAAGCCAAGGTCTTCATTCAAGAGCGACTTGCTGACGAGCATTTCATTGTCTCGAATCGGCAACCGGGCCGTCAATTTACCGCTGGTGGCTGGGTCAAAAATCGCGATGCCGCCTGCCGAAAACCACACCACGTGGCCGTAGTGCGAGAGCGCGGACCGGTTCGAAAAGCATCCGACCTGCAAAATTTCTGTCTGGAAATTCGGAGTCGTCGGCCAAGTGCTACGGTCGCGAATGTTCGCCTGCAAAATGCTGGCGTCGATGCTGGTGAACACCATTAGCTGAGGCGACTCAATCGAGGGCGTCGGGACCATCGCCGTCACTTCGTCCTTGAAGTAGAAGCTGGTCGTGCCGCCGAGATAAATTTGCTCGCGGAACGAAAACGGATTGGCGATGTCGCTCGCAAACACCTGATTGCCGTCCGCCACCCATAGCCGGTCGCCTACCCACCGAATCATGGAGCCGGAGGGCGTGCCAAAAGCATCTCCTCGGACGTGCCCGTTCGCGGAGCCATCGTACCACGCTGGAGCCGTAAAGCCGCCGTCCTGAATGAACATGACGGCCTTAGGCGGGATGACTTTGATGGGGGCCGAAAAAACCGTTGACAGCCGTTCGGCGGCTTGTATGGTCAAGGCCCAAAACACCTGCTTCGCGTTGGGCGAGAGTTGGATGTTTGGCAGTACCGTCCAGTCAGTGAACGGAAATGAGCTGACGTAAATCTGCCCCGAGATGGCAACCAGTATTTGCTCGATGCCGACTAGCGGCCGGAAAATCGCGCAGCCTTGCAGGTTGCCGTCTGGCAGCAGCTTGATGCATTTGTAGCCGGGGCGGCACGAAAATGCGCCGCCGAGGTTAATCATGTTTTCGGCAGACCAAGCGTAGCCGAGCGGCAATTGCGAGGGGTCGCAGTCCGATTTCACTCCTCTGAAAAATGTGGAGTCGAAGTCGATGATGCGAGCCGTCAACTGCGGCCCCTGCTGAGTGCCTTGTCCGCTGGTTGCCATTACCGGATATCGTAATCGTACTTGTCACGAGGGTTGCTCATATCGAGCACCTGAATCGGATTGTATGTCGGCGGCTCCGCTTTGAGTTGCGCTTCAATCTCCATGCGCGCCCCGTCCGCCTCGCACGAGTGTGCGTCCGCGTAAAATTTGTCGTTGTAATTCTTCACCGCTTGCAGCATGACGAGCAGTCCCCGGCGGCTGCGCAGGGGGATATGGTCCCAACGCGACTTAAACACCGGATTGTTTTTGAGATATGCAATCCGGACCCAATTGCACGAGCGATTAAGTTGGAGGCGCGTGTAATTAGGTACTTGTTCATCGGGCTCGTACACCGCGAGGTTAATACCGGTCGTTCCAGAAGAGTCGACTGTAGCGAGTCGAATATTTCCCACTGTAATATCTTTGAAGACGTTAGTAATACGCGCAATGTTGGGTGCTTCAACGTCGGGGATTGCGGCGCCAAAAACGGTCGGCACCAAGTACCCGTCGCACCATTGCCCGTTGACTTGATGCCTCAACACCTGCCCCTTGTCATCGTAGCCATAGATAATCAACTTCTTGCCGTTGTCCGCTTCTGTCTGCAAGTACGCCACCACTTTCGCCGGAGTGATAATATCGCGCATCGTACAAAAATTGTGCCCTCGGTCGTCGGCCGCCCATTCACAAATCGTCCGGCAGCTGCCCGGCCCATTTAGATGGAACTGGAAAAGCTCGCCCCGAAACAATACAGGCTGTCCGCCCACTTGAATGCCAATGACCGTTTCGACTTCACGCGGAAGTGACACGCAGCGGCGCCCGCAGCCCGCCGGTGAGTTACAAATAGAGCCCGTCACCGCGCAGGAACATCCGGCCGTGCACACGTCGAGGTATCCGCGCAGGCCGTCAAGGTCCGCCTTGTTGGCAGTGAGTGCCACGGCATCGCTAATCCACTTCAGCAGAAGTGCGTCATTGCAATTGCCGACCGTTTTCTTCGCTTCGTCCCAGATGTCGTTAATCAAAAACATTAGTAGGCGCCCTCTTCCTTATCCTCACCGCCCTCGTCATTCTCATGTTTCTTCGAGAGCTCGCGAGCAATCTTGTCCAGCGCATCGCTGGCGGCGTCATAGCTGCGCGCCGGGATGTGCGCCTCGGGTTCTTCGCCGTCAACCTTGTTGATGGTGCGAACTTCGATTTTACACTCGTACCAGTGCTTACCATCCTTGCCTACGTAACTGGTTTCCTCGCGCTTCACGACTTTCACAAGCAGCTCGCAGGCGTCTGGCAGCTCAAGGTCTAATGGGCCGCAGTAATGAAAATGCGGATAAACAACTTCATCCGGGTCGCCTAGCCCACCGATAACATCATTCATGTGGTCCATCGGAGGACCCGGCGGACGGTGCTCATTTTTCTCTTCTCGGGTGACGCCTAAATTCGCTTCCATACTCTTTAGATAGTTACCGTATTAGGGGTTCTTGACTACCAAAACATAGGGCGGTACGGCCGCCGTTTTTGTGCCTCCCTGCGGGCGTTTGCAGCTGTGCGACAACAGTCCGCCAACGTGCGGCGGCGTCACCGAAGGGTCGTTCGAATATCCGGCCGGAGTGTCTTTGACTCGCGGCGTACATTTGCCCACCGTGCTGTGCTTATTGCCCTGTCTCATAGCTTAATCCATTTTATGAAGTTTGGACCGGCCCCACCAAACCCTTGCTTGTTCGGGCCGCTAATCGAAGTCTTTGCGTACAGCCGCCACGAGGCAACGCTCCCCGTGGTGTTTGTCAAAATAAGCGGAATCATAAAAAACATGCTGGCGCCTGTCGCGGCATTCGACACTGAAGTAAATACTCGCTCAGCGCCCGGAACGTCAGTCAGCGTTGGGTCAACCACCTTCAAAAACACACTGCCAGACAACGTCCCGCCTCCGAGGTTTGACCAAGACCCAAACGCCATGAACAGTACCAAATATGTCGAAAGAGAATTGTCCGGGGTCGTAAACAACGCGCCGGTTGGGGAATAAACGCTGGTCAACGCGCCCGCACCGAGGACCGGCGAGGCTCCGCTTTGCAGGTGCGTTGCGGAGCCTTTGTTTCCCTGCTGTCCCGTTATGCCGGTCGCGCCGGTTGGCCCTTGATTTCCCGCGTTGCCCGTATCGCCTTTCGGGCCTTTCGGACCTTGGACGGTTATGCCCGGCAGTCCGGCAATGATTACGATTGCTCCAGACGGAATGATGGGCGGAGAGGACGAAAATGGCGACAGCAGTTGAAACAGCACTGACGTGCCGGACACGTTCAACACTGTATAAAACCCGGAGCCCGCAATCTCTGCGAAGAGCCCGGGCTGCACGACTTGGTTTGGCGCGACCTGAATGGAAATGTACGGCTGCGCGAGCGTCGGCTGGTCAAAATCCTGCGCCGTCTCGGTGAAAGCGTCGGGGCCGACCGCGCCTGCCGCGCCGGAGGCTCCTGCTGGGCCAGCTATGCCGTGGATGCCCGTTTCAAACAGCCGGAAAAAATAACACCCGAGCGATTCGCCGGGCTGCCGAGGATTGGAAGCGATACCGGCATCGAGACCGCACGGCAGTTGCCACGCCACGTTGCCGCCCACATTTGCTTTTCCAACCGCCCCAAAAAACTGGGTCGTGAAAGTGTCAATCTGTGTCGGAAGCAACGCACAGCCCGGCGTATTGCAGGGATTGTTACATTGCATGAACGAACGGGTGCAGGCGTCCAAAGGATTTGGATTGCCCGGGGCCGTTCCGCACTCTGTGCAAATTCCCATTTACGCAATCTGAAACCAGCTCAAGGAGGACCGGCCAGCGGTTACGGAATACGCTCCCGAGCCGTTGGTGTAGAACGCCTGAACTGCGATTGTCTGATTCAACGCCGTGGTTGTAACTAATCCTGACAGTGAAAAGCTCATCTCGCCGCCGGTGACTACCGTGCCCGCGTTTACGAATGTCACGGCCCCAGCCAGCTGAGCGTTCAGCGATGTGTTGTAGAGCGCCAACGTAGCCGCATTACCTCCCGCAACCGCAATGCCCACCACATCAAATGAGGCTATCACGGCATATGTTCCCACGGCCGTGGCCAAGAAAGAAAAGTCTCCTGCGGCGCCGAAGTTGACCGTTGTTTGAGTGGCGCCTGTAATACTGTAGTCCGAGCCGGTGGCGCCCGTCACGTAGCCGTTGTTTGATAGCAGATTGTCGCCAGACGGCCCGGTCGGCCCGGTTGCGCCCTGCGGCCCCTGACTTCCTACTGGGCCGATTGGACCCGTGTCGCCCTTGTCGCCCTTCGGTCCGGGGATGGTGGCGCCGGGCGAGCCGGTCGGAACAACCAACTTGCCCGCCGGAACAAAACCCGCGCCGGGGAACTTAGACAACAGAGTGATTGTAAGCGAGCCGGACGAATTGCCTCCGCTGATTTGATACCAGCCAGAGGTGTCAACGAAAACGTAACTGCCCACCAACATGGCGGGATTGAAAAAAGTTTGGATGGTAATGGAGCCGCCAACCGCCGGAGTGTTGAACGGAGCCGTAGTTACCGTGTAGGCGTTGTGCCCTTGAGGCCCCTGTGCGCCATTCGTCCCAGCTGGCCCAGTAAGACCAATAATTCCATCGTTAAACAGGCGAAGAAAATAACAGGCCAGCCCTTCATCAGCGCCACGAGGATTATTAGGCAAACCAACATCGAGGCCGCAAGGTAATGACCAAACAACCTCGCCATTAACCTCGGTCTTGATGACATCACCGAAAAAGTTTTTGGTAAAATTCTCAACGCGGCTGGGGAGCGACTCGCAGTCGACAGTATTGTGAACCTCGATTTTGCACGGGTTGTCGCACTGCATGAACGAGCGCGTGCAGGCATCCAATGGATTTGGATTGCCCGGTTGTCCGTCTCCGCATTCAGTGCAGCCGCCCATTATTTTATTCCTTTCACCAACGTTTGAACATCCTCATCCTGCGCCGTCTGGTGGTTGGCCGTGAATGCCCCGAGAACTTTGTCCTTCAAGTCCGCGTCCTTGATTTCATTGGTAATCCACGTCTTAAACGCCTGTCCACCGGCGACAACCTGCTTGAGCGCTTTACCCGCCACATCCTCGGCAACATGGAGCCCACCAATAGCGACAGTCGCAGGGACAGCCGTTGGAGGATACGCTTGAAGCCCCTCGATGACGAGCTTGGCCAGATGCCATCCAACCACAACAAAGAGCACCACACCGCCGACCCAAACAAAATAAGGAATTTGCAAAAGCCCGGTTCCCTCAATTTTCTTGCCCGCATTTTTATCGTTGTCTTCCGCGAACGCCGCGACTTTCTGGTCGTGCTTGCCCACTGCGCTATTTAAACGAGCAGCGGCCTTTCCTGAATCCGTCGAGGGCGAAACCGGTGGCCCGAGCGATGTTGACACAGCGTCCGCGAGCTTCTCGGCCTCGCGGGCTGGAGACAGGACGTAGGGACTCGCGTTCTCCTTTAACGCCTCGTCTACCGTTTCCTGAGTCTTCTGCTTCGCCAAAGCAGCCGCTTCGCGCTGCAACTCCTCCTGCTTCGCAGTTGGCTGCGGAAATTTGTGGACCTTATCTTGGAAAAACTCAACCTTCTTCGGAATGAGTGAGCACCCGCATAAGCTAAGGACTATCGGTGTGAGAAGGAGGAGCTTTTTCATTTTTCTTGGGGAGGTATTTTCGAACGATGTGCCAGACAACCGAGGCCGCCGCAATCAGCTGTAAAATAACCAGAATGAAAGCCAAAATCGGCTGCGCCTCGGTTATGAGTCTGTGGACGGTGTTGACAGCGATGTTGCCCGTCGCCACTGCCACAAGTTTGATGTCGCCAGAGTGAACACTCATTTAGTCTTGGAGAATGCCGAGAAAGCCATTCAACGGACTGGTTGTTGCCCACGTAGGAGTGCCGGTCGTAACGAGTACGCCGTACAGGCTGGTGCCTGCCGCGCCTCGAAGAGCGATGCCCAGCCCGCTTTTGATTGCGACAGCCGTGGTGTTGATTACGGTGTAATCGGACGCTCCGATGTTGACTTGAGCAATGAGGTTGAGCAAGGCATTACCGTAGGTAAATGCTGACTTGTCGCTAGCTGCGAATCCAGAAGCGCCGGTTGGATTCACGTTGAAAAGCATGAACGTCATCGCAGCAGCTTGGTTTGATGTGTCCGACAGGGTCAGAGACTCCAAAATGCCGGTGCCGTTGGCAATCCGCAGGGCGTTTGCAAACGTAATCAGTCCGCCTACGCAATTCCCCGCCGAATACATAGCGGCCTGCACGGTCGGCGCGTACCTAATTAACGCGGTATACCCGCCCACGTTGCCGCTGATGCCGCTCGTGGTTTGCGTAGTCGAGTTTGTGGTGGCGTTGTTTACAATCGAGGTGACGTTCGCCGAAGGAGGGGTCACGAGCCCGAATTGCAACGTTGCCAAAATCTTCCCCAGTAGGGTGTTTGTGTTGTCACCGGGACGGCCTAAATTATCGCTCATAAAAAACTTTCTGTCTGCTTAGTAAGAGGGGCTCCGGCTAAGCCCGGAGCCCCTCTGTGTTCCCTACCCCGTGACCCTCATGGAGTCACTTATTGTTTACAGCGTCGGAACGCCGGGGCCGATGACTGGCGATTCATTGTCGCCGCAGACGCCCACTTGGACGTAGCTGAAGGCGCCGCTGAAGCTGGAGCTGTTAGTAGTCTGGCAGCTCACGAGCCCTAAGTCTGCGGTGCAGCGTCCGTACAGAATCGGTACGATGTGCTGCGGGCGCAGGGGCCGATAGGCCCGGGTGATTTGATACTTGTGCCAACCGAAGTCACCCCATTGATTACATTGGTTGTCAATCTGGTAGTGCCATTCGAGCTCGCCCATGTGAAGCTGAGGCGCGAACTTGAACGAACCTTCGCCCACGTATTTCTCGGGGACGAGGCGTTCAAAAGAGCCGTCACCGAAGAGCATGCCGACTTCGTAAGGAGCCGTCAACCAAGCCGGATTGGGCTTGGCGAAGGCAACGCCGCGAGCCGGGTTCGAGACCACGACTACGGGATTTACGAGAGCCAGCGTACCATCCGGATTAAAGCCGGTAGCGCGCAGCGGGCGTTGGTCGACACCGAAAGCGATGCCACGATAAGCAGGAGACTGCTCGAAGCTGTAAGCGGTGAGAGTGGTCTCGCCCAGCTTGTAACCGCCGGTCGTCAAACCAATCATCACGTTCTGGACGCCGACTTCGGAGCGGAAATATTCCACTTGGTCGGAGCCGCCGATGAAACGGAAGTGCGGCATCCCTTGGTCTTGCGAGTACCATTCGGCGAAAAGCACTTCGCGCATATACCGGGCGATGTAGTGCAGCGCCTTGAAGGTCATGGGACCCGTAGGCAACAGCGGCGCGAACTTCACGCCGAGGTCGGTTTCGAGCCCGCCGGTGAACAGCGAGTTGAAATCGTAATTAGCGTTCGCGGTGAATTTCGAGGCGGACCGGAGGTACGTCTGAGCGCGAATGTCGGCGTTGATGTACTGGACGACAAGCTTCTTCAGCGAGTCCTCGGCCATTACATAGCTGCCTTTGAAAGCAGCGTAGCCTTTCTTAACGCAGATGTTGGGACCACGGCCACGGAAAGATTCGAGCCGCAGAGTAAACTCAACCGTATCGGTCAAGTCCTGCACGCCGTTCTGACCGCAGATGTCAGTGTCGCAGACGAAAGTCGGAATGGCCAGCGAATCGCCGGGGGCCGCTTGCATCTGAACGACTGAACGAATTGCGTCGGATGTTCCGGACGGAAATACGCCGCCGGAGATTACGTTCATGTAAGGAGCGTTGGCTGCGAGAGCCTTAGCAATAGTTCCCACGATTCTGTTAGTGTCCTTAGACGCTATGTCAGAAATCGCAGAAGGGTCATCACAAAAAAACGAACTCATAAGTAAAAACTGTCTTTCGAACGGTTGTCTAACTCTCGTTCAAGAGTGTTGCAAACGGTGCTGAGCAACGCAGTCTCTACTTTTGGCCAGCAAGCAGAAGTTAAGTAAGGCCGTCTAGGAGACGCCACTCCCTAGCCGTAAGGCGTCAGAAGATAGTTACCGGACTATGAAATGTTTGCCACCACTTTTATTCCTACGACTTTTTAATAAATGCACGTCATAAACGAAACTTTCGCTTACAAGCGAGCCGTGCATAACCCATTCGTTTTAATACGTCGAGGGTTTTAATCGAATGAAGAAATATAGCTTTATGATGCCAGACTTGATTTGCCATCAACGAACAGCCCGGTTCATAAATCGACTGTCCTCCCGCCCCTGCTGTTACTGTGGGACAACTTACTCCATCGAAATTAAGAAAGTTACCATACGGAGCTCCAGACTTGACGCACCATGCCATCATTGCCCAGTCAATAAAAGGAGTGTTTACGTCGGCCTTTACTTCCTCGGCGACCGTCAGCAATCGCTCGATAACTTCCCGGCTGCAAAAGTACGGCGGCTGAAAAGCGAGGTGCGGCCACGGGTAATCCGGCGCCCGCTTGTGGTCGTGCATCGCGTCACTGACCACGTTTGACCAGAGCACGTCCGGTCGCTCGTACAGATAGTCCGGAAGCTGCGGCGACAGGCACACCGAGTCCGAATCATTCATCAGAAAAAACTTGTGCGGATACTCCAGCAGGATTTTGAAGTGCTCGATTTGCCGGTCGAGCGAAAGCTGCCCGATGTAGGCACGCTTGCCGCCGGTGCGATATTCTACGCCGCTCCATCTGCCGCAATTCTTTTCGTTGATGGGCGAGTCGTCCGGTGAGAGCACGACAACCGGGCATTTGTGGTGCTTGTAGTACACCATCGCGTTGCGTATCTGATGTGAGTCCCCGGAGTAGCCGTGAACCGAAACCAGAGTATCGGGATTGCTAGCGGGGCCGGTCTTCATATCTAACGCGGGCGTTCCAACGCTTGAATATCGGCCATTACCATCTCGTACACCAATTCGGTAAACGACACCTTTGGCTGCCATCCTAATACCTTTCTTGCTTTGGTTGAGTCGCCACAAAGTGCGTCCACTTCCGCCGGACGAAAATACTTGGAGTCCGAAATGGTATAGTCCATCCAATTAAGGTCCACCACTTCGAAAGCGAGCTTGGCGAATTCGGCTACTGTATGCATTTCTCCGGTCGCTATGACATAGTCTCCGGGCGCCGGTTGCTGCAACATTAGCCACATTGCCTCGGCGTAGTCTCGGGCGTGGCCCCAATCGCGCTTGGCTTCGACATTGCCGAGGGCGAGAACGTCTTGGAGCCCGGCCTTGATGCGTGCAACTGCGCGGGTAATTTTACGTGTGACGAAGGTCTCGCCGCGCCGGGGCGACTCGTGATTAAACAGGATGCCGTTGCTGGCGTGGAGACCGTAGGACTCACGATAGTTGACCGTGGCCCAATACGCAAAAACTTTCGCGCAACCGTAAGGACTCCTCGGATGAAACGGAGTATTTTCATTTTGTGGAGGGGGTGAACTGCCAAACATCTCGCTACTGGACGCCTGATAGTATCGCGGCTGAATGCGCGCCTCGCGAACGGCCTCAAGCATTCGGATTGCGCCCGTGCCGGTAACGTCTGCCGTATACTCGGGCGCGTCGAAACTCACGCGGACGTGCGACATTGCCCCCAAATTAAAAACCTCGTCCGGTTGAATGCGCTGCAACAGCGTTGTGAGACTTCCGCCATCCGCCAAGTCTCCGTGATGCATGTGGAGCTGGTCCCAGATGTGGTCAATGCGGCCCGTACTAAAAGAGCTGACCCGGCGCATCAAGCCGTGCACCTCATAGCCCTTGCTTAGAAGCAGTTCCGCCAGATATGACCCTGTCTGCCCTGTTACTCCGCTAATAAATGCTCGTGGCATAAAAAATCCTCGTACGCTTTTGCGAGTCCCGGCATCAGGCCCGTCTGCGCCTGCCAACCGAGCTCGTACATTTTTGTTGAATCAATGGTCCGGTCCGGGGTGCCGTCCGGCCGGGAATGGTCCCACACTATCTTGCCCTTGAAGCCAACCACGTCGGCAATCGCCTCCGCGAGGGTGCTGAGCTGAAAAAGTCCTTGCCGATTTCCGATGTTAATGGCGGTTCCTTCCGAATATTTCTGCATTAACACCAAAAGGGCGTCCGCTAGGTCTTCCGAGTACAAAAACTCACGCAGTGGACGGCCGGTGCCCCAGAGCACTACCTCGTCCTTGCCTTTCGCCTCGTGCATCCGGCGAAGCATGCCCGGAATGACGTGCGAATTGTTCAGATTGTAATTGTCGCCGGGGCCATACAGGTTAGTCGGCATGCAGGAGATAAAATCCGCGCCGAATTGCTTCCGGTATGTTTGGCAAAGCTTGATGCCGGAGATTTTCGCGAGCGCGTACCCTTCATTAGAGGGTTCGAGCGCGCCGGTCAACAACGACTCTTCCCGAATCGGGACCTGAGCGTGCTTAGGATACGCGCACGCGCTCCCAAGAAACAAAAGTTTTGTTACACCATAGTCATGCGCGGCCGAAATCACATTGTTCTGTATTTTGAGGTTATTCAGCAGCGCGTGTGCAGGAAAATCGGTGTGAAACTGAATCCCTCCGACCGCAGCGGCGCACATAATCACGTATTGGGGCCGCATCGTGTCAAAGTAATACCTCGTGTCTGTTTCGTTGCACAAATCCAGCTCTCGGTGCGTTGGAACGAGAAGATTCCAATATCCACAATCTTTTAATCGCTGCACCACGGCCCGGCCGACCAGTCCTCGGGCGCCGGTAATGAATATCTTGTCATCACCGTTCATTTGTCCTTTACCTCTACTCGAAACCGGGGCGCGTTCGCCTGCCCGAGTAGGTTTTTTCGCCCCCAGTAAATCAAATCGTTGCTTTTGTCGCCGTGAGACCAGATGATATCCTTCGCAACCAAGTCTTTCCATTCGTCCTCGGAAAAACTGAGCGTTGCATAGAGGCTTTTCATGCCCGGGATGTCGGCAACGCCGCGAAGCTTGAACGCTTCCCAGCCGACCCAGTCCCAGCCGCCTTGTTTTGTCTTCCAGCCACCTCGGCAGAACCACCTGAGCTGCTTCGGGTCAGCGTTTATCAAACAGTTTCCGTTTATGTGCTCAACCGGCGGAGGGATGTATGCCCCAGCCTGAAAAATTGGCGACTTTTCGTTGGCCTTGTCCCATGCGGCGTGCATTTTCTGGAGCCAATTACGTTGCACAGGCGCCCCGTCGCCCTCACAGAGGAAAACGGCCTTGTACTGGGGCACTTTTTTGGCTTCAATCATGCACATAGTCCACTCAATCACCATATCGGCAAGAAAATTGCAGCCGTTGGGCCATCCCGTATCGCCGAAGGGACTTTTGTAGACGAATAGATTGAACTTTCGAGAAACGTGCGAGACGATTTCGGTCGGCGCCGGGCAATCGAAGCGATGAACGAACAAAAAATCGGCAAGCTCGGAGTGCTTGGGCTCCAAATCGGCGAGAAACTTAGCGAGGCGAATCGCCTGCTGCAAGTCTCCGGACCAACATTGAAGTGCTATGAGTATTTTGTCCATGTCAATAGCAAAATGTGCCGAGGTGGCCGCAGCGCAGTCCCAAATCTACGTGCGGAGTGTGCCCGGCCGCCGCAGCGCGCAAACAAAAGGATACATCCTCGCCCACCCCTAGCACGTTTTCCTGTTTCGTCAAAGCTAGAGCGGTGTTTAAACGCTGTAAAACATCGTACGCGGAGCTAGCCGTCAGGGGTTTGCTCTGAACATCGGTTAGGGTTTTCTCCACCGAGTCGACTAGGGACGCTTCGGTGCTCGTGAACCAGTTGCCGGTGCCGTCTCCGTTCTTCCGCGAGAGCCGGGGGAAGCGCTTTTCGATATCTTCAAACACCGTGCGATGGATAAGAATGCAGCCCGTCCCCACCCAACGCGTAGGTTTACAAATATCGTGAGGACCTTTACGAGCAAAAGCCGCCTCTTGGCTATCCGCAGCTCCTTCGCCATAGACCGCCGGACCATTGAGAGATTGGCGACCGAAATAGAGGGCGCCAACGAGGTTTTTCTTGTGCGAGAGTAATCGGTCGAGGGCATGCAGCTCCATGAATTGCTTCGGAAAGTTGAATCCGGTATATGCGCGGTAAATATCCGCATTGCCGGTCGGCACAACCATGTCGTCATCCACCATCATCAGCCAATCGCAGGTCGACTCCAAAAAGATTTTCGCGATGTGATTGCGGGAATGAACTACAAACGCATCGCCGAAGTGAAGAAAAGACGTGGCCCGGCGAGAATCAATGAGACGCTGGACGCAGAACGAGGTGATGGGATTGACTGTCTTTTGCCACGGCAGGCCAATCATAACCTTGGCGCCGAGCATGGTGACAGACTGCGGCGGATAAGACACCGCAGACTGCGTGTATCCTGTGTTGGGTAGGGAACCGGGCATTAGGCAGCTAGACCTTTAGCACGTCGTTCCTCCGTCACCTGCCGGGCAAGTGAGTCGAGAGCGTCCGTCGCCGGAGTCGTAAATTGATTTGCTTTCGGCGTGACTTGTGCGGCGCCGCCGGTAGGCGCCTGAGACTCGGGCGTGCGCGAGCGAGCTGCCTTCTTCACGCTATCCTTATACTCGCGCAGCGAGGTGGCCTCTTTTTCCAGCGCATCATACTTCGCTTTTAGAGCATCATGCACGCGCTGAAGGTTGAAAAGCTGAGCCATGCCGGTAAGCATGATGGCGCGCATCTTCGGCGAGTTATCATTGATTGCCTCTTCGAGCTGGGCCTTCGTCTGCTCCACAAATTTATTGTGAGTCTCGGCAGCCTCTTTCTCTTCTTTGGTCGCGTTGCTGGCCGCCGTCTGCGGCTTCGTCCATTCCAGCGCGCCGAAAAGAGACCCAAGCTCGGTGCGAGTTGAATCGGTGTGGACCGTGGCCTCCTTCGAGAGCTGCGATTGCCGCTCGTTCAAGTACTGACCGAGGTTGGCCTTGGTGTCTTTGATGGCATGGTCTTTCTTGTACTTCGCCATCTCGATATCGGCCAACTTCGATTCAATCAGCCGCTGCATTGTTGAATCGTTGACCGATTTGAAAATCTCGGTCCAAATTACCATGTCGGGGCCGCCGAGCTCCTGAATTTTCTTGATGGTAGCCTCGTTGATAACCGGAGATTTTCGAAGTTGGGCGTAGATGAATTCCCGAGCCTCGTCGATGCCCTTATCGAATTCCTTAAACTTCGGGTCGAAGTCCACATCGAGCTTGGCGCGCCACTCGCGCAGGTCTTTCAGCTCTTTGGATTGCGCCTGCTGCTCCGGCGTCTGAATGGAGCTTTTCTTCTGAAATTCGGCGAGCTCATTTTTTGCCTTTTCAAGGTCCGCCTGAAGCGCACTGATTTCCTGAGTAGCCTTGAGTTTGATTGAGGCAAAAGCCTCCGCCGACTTCGGACTGGCGTTGGGAGGCAGGCCGGGCTGGTCTTTGAAAATGTCGTCCGCTTTCTTCAGCCCCTCGGCGCGCTCGGCCTCCGCTTTCTTGGTGGCCTCCGCATCGGTTGCCGCTTTCTTGGCCGCCTCAGCTTCGGCGGCTTTCTTCGCGGCGTCATCAGCCGGAGGGACCGGCGGCTGTTGGTCGTCCGCCTTGGGAGGTGTGCCAGACCTCTCCTCCGCTTTCTTCATCAGCGCGTCGAGTGTGTCCTCGGTTTGCTTGTGCTGAAGCGGGTCGATTTTGGCAGTAGATTGTCCGGCCATATCCTGAGCTGCCACCTTGGCGGCAACTTCGGCGTTGTGCGTGGCGGAGTCGATTGCGGGTGCGTCGGGCATATGTTATAAGAGATGGGGTACGTCGGTTTGTAGGACTCGAAACTCGGGAGGTGCGGGGTCGTTCAACTTCTTTCCATCGTCCCACGCCGCATCATTCGTGAGCTCTGGATAATTTTCTATCACTTTCGGCGCGCCTTGTTGCTCATGGGCCATCCCGAGCAGCTCGGTTGCCGAGGATTGAAAACCTCGCAGCTCGCCGGAGCGAATCAAAATAGCATTCACATCGCCGGTCGCCAAGAGCGTCGGCGCCGCTTCCAAAAGCCGGGGGATAATGCGCTTGCCGGTCGGGGTGTCGAGAAACTTAGACCACGTACTCGCGTCTTCGTTTGTCCACTGTAGGGGGGAGGCAACAACTTCCATATTATTGGGCTGGGGGAGCCGCGCCCTGCGGCATGGGTACTACATTCGAGGGCGGAGCGCCGCCCGGCTGTCCTTGGTCTTGTCCTTGCACCTGCTGGGCCTGCTGTGCGAGGGCTTGCTTCTGCTGCTCGATTTGTTCGAGCTGCGGGAGCGCTTTGCTGAGCTTGCCAACCAGTTCGCCGACCTGCGCCAGCGCTTCTTTCTTCACACCTTGCTGGATGGCCTGATTATAATGCTCGTTCAAGTGCGCGAGCAGTGCTTTGAATTCCGGCAGCCCTATCGAGCCGCTGGATACCTGCGCAGCCATCTGCTGCGCATCCGGCATCAGCTCCTGCAAATGAATCATGTGATTGTCGCGAGGCGATACGGGCACCGGGTGTCCGGCACTCAAAAGCATAGTCTCCAAATCCTGCTGCCGGGACTGCTCCGCCGTCTCCGAGGGGTCGTTGTCGGGCAGCAAAAGCCTCTCGGCAAAGTCGGCGCCGATTCGGGCCGTAAGGTCTTCGACTTCCAGACGCCGCTGGTTGTAAAGCGGGTTGCCTTTCTTTTCCTGCGCAATCGTCACGATTAGCTGACGCTCCAATGGAGTCAAGTCAGCGACCGTACCGGCCACCGAGCTATTCGCTAGTTCTTCGAGCTCTTCCCGAGTCATCTTCTCAAGCAGACGCTCCTGCATTTCCTTGGCGTCCTCGTCCATCGTTTCGGGGTCGCACATTTTGCGCTGCATGCCCTGAATCAACTTCGCAAACTGCTCCATGAACCGGGTGATTTTGCTATCGCGACCTTCCTCCTGACGGGAGGCTAAAAGATTCCACGCGGCCGGGGAGCGCATCGCCTCACCAGCATTCTGCAAATTCGGGACCGACACCGAGCCGATAAGCTGGTCAACCAGCTGGCCCACGTAGGCATCGAGCTTCAAAAAGCCGTCAACGTTGCCGTCGATTTTCTGTTCGAGCAACTGCCAGCCGGTCGGAATAATCAACGCTGTGCCGACCACGTTCATCCGGAAAGTGTGAATCCGCTTCTGGTCGCCTTGGATGATGGTCTTACCGGACATAATGAGCCGGTCGACAACCTCATTTCGAATTCGGTCCTGCATGCCAGCGAGCTCGTAAATATCACGTCCGATTCCCTTCGAGCCATGCAACGTGCCGTTACCGCGCTGATACGTGAAAAACGCCATCGCCTCACAAGTGCAATCAAACTCGTCTAAGACTTCCTGAATTTTGAGCATGCCCGGCCCCGCGAGCCGGTAGTGACTAACCTTCCCAGTAACCTCACGAGCGTACAGGTTATAAACCACAATGACAGAGTTGCCAGCCATGTAGCTAGCGCCAATAGTAAGCTCACGCAACGCATTCTGATACCAAGTCTCCAAAGTTCCGCCCACGTTCAGCCGGTCGCGAATTTGCATCGGCGAGGCTGTGTTGATAGCTTCGCGAGCGTTAGCTAAATCAAATCCGGCATCGGTCGCCGCCTCTGGGTTTCGAATCTGGTCGAACAGCTCGTGCGGGAGCAGGGTCTCCTTCACAATCACAATCTGCGCCAAAGCGGCATCGGATTTGGTGCCATCGGCCGCAAAAGAGTCCTCTTGGTCGAACGCCTTCGCCTGAGACGAATACCGGTCAAGCCAAGTGACTACTGTGTGCCCAAATAAGGCATTATTAAAGGCCACGCTCTCAAGAAAAGAGCGCCAGCTCTCACGAGCCCGAATCGTATTAGTAATCTCTTTCCTAAACTCTTCGGTTTTCTCGGTCGGGTTCTGCCATTTGTCCGACAGGGACGCATTTGTAAAATACTTCAGATTGTCAACGGCTGCCAAAAATCGGGGCGCCACTTTCTCAATCATCGAAGGAAGCGGCTTGCTGGTGTAGTTCGAACGCCAGCCCAGCCCTTCAGCTTCCAGTTTGTACGAGTCGTACGGCCTTTCGGCATTATATTTCGCGAGTATCCGCGAGTTCACAATAGACCGATTACGGCCCGCCATGACAACCGTACGCACCACGTCGCGAGCCATCTCAATGCTCGTGATACTGCGCTGCGTAGGCTCGCCACTGCCTTCCAAGGCAATCTTGGGAGAGGCAATAACACTACCGAGATAATTCTGGGCAAAACCGGGCGCGGTGATGCCACCCGGACCCATCAAATTCGGATAATCAGGCATACGACTTGTCTTGAGATAGTTACCGGGAAAAGGCTACTTGTCAGACGTTTTCTTATACTGCTTGGCAATCCAAACAGCGGGCCACCAGCCCCGGGGGCAGCTCTCCGGCGCCAGCGAGACCTTTGCGGCAATCAGGCACTTGCAAATGCCGCAGATGCCCTCCTTGTTATGCGGGCAAGCCGAGCATTCGCCGTACCGTTGATTCACGGTCCTCGCCGGGGCCAAAATCTCGTACCCCATCAGCCGGGCGTACTGGATGCGCGCCCAAGCGCAGACGAACCTAAACCACATCATAGCTGCCTCCGTCTCCAACAGTGCGCCGGTAGCTCTGCGTTTTCCACGGCGTCAAGGTCGATGTGAACTGCCGTAGGCAGGTCTTCCCCCATCACTATGCAACCGTTTAAACGCCCATCGAGAAAACGGTTGCCGAGCACTTGCCGCCGGAGCTCAGTCAGCGCAGCGCGGCAGCTCGCGCACCCGTCTTGCAGCGGAGTGTTCCTGTCGCATGACGCGCAAATGTCGGCGCGCTTCCGGGCGAGCGGCTCTTCGACAAAACGCTTAGTCTGGTTTCCTCGAACTGCGTTCAGCCAGTTAATCAGCTTCGTCTTCAACGAAGTCTTTTTCAACTGGAGCTCTCGCCGTCCATCTGACTCGGAGCAAAGAACCGGGTTTCTCGCGCACGCCTGCGCGATGACTTCAGACTCCGGGTCGCCCGGCGGAGCGCCCTTGCGGCGCCGATAAGCCTTGACACGAGCCACCACACCAGCCCAAGTATCAGCAAAATGTCGTACGCCGTCTGAGTCTTTGAAATAGTGTCCATCGTGAGGATGAATGTTGACGTTGATGCTCCTCATAGGATTGTTTCGAGGTTGCGATTGAACTGGCCGTCTCGCTCGTCCAAAAAGTCAGACTGGCTGGACGGGTCCACCCGCGCCGAGTCGGGATAGCTGCCGGGCCAATCGTCCGACCAGCCGTCCGCGCCGGGCATATCGATAAAATCACCTCGCCGGGAGAACACAAGCCCGCTGCCTTTCCGGGCGGCGTGCACGCACAACGTAAGTGAATCGGCTTCGTTGGGCGAGGTGAATCCTCGCGACTTGTAATCGGCCTTGGATTCTACCTTGGCCTTCCCCACCTGCGTACGAAAACGCCTTTGAGTAAGCTGCTGAGTGAGCTTCGATAAATCGAGAGCCGGATTAAGCAGGAGGTAACCAAACTCGCCCCACTGCCTCGTCGCGAACCACAAAACCGAAAACATTCGTTCATAAAGTTCCTTGCAGGTCTTGGTATCCTCCTGCATCAGCTTTTCCTCGCCCGCGCTTTCCGAATAGTTCACATCGTGAATCTGCGTCCCCCACTCGTACCGCAGAATATCCGCTACGCCAGCGCCGTGGCCGGTACGGTCGCACGCAAAAAACTCGGGCGAGACTCCGGCCTTGCGGTTCATATCCAGCACGTTGTTTTTCATCGTGATGGTTTCGCCTTTCGGCAAAACAAACTGCTGCGTAACTTCCAAGCCCCAGCGGGGCACGAGCTGGCCCCGGGGGTCCTTGAACATCACCGTCTGCCCCTGCGGAAATTCCAAATTCGGCGGTAGCTTCATGCCGGACGCTTTGCCCCACTTGCCGAGCGTGTAAACCGCCTCGTCACCACCCTCAAGGGCCAAGTCCACTCCCACACAAGGCGTAGGAGGGTCGTACCAAATGAATTCTCCGCGCATTTTCGGCAGCATCCCCGGAGGTATAACAACCGCTTCCATTCCCATCGAGGGATACATGCCTCGGCCCATCGTGCGGTAGCCCGGCGCGTTCCGGCCGCCTGCTCCCTGCGCTATGGCTTCGAGGCCATCACGAGTCTGCAAACCGGGAAAAATAATCCTGCCCTGAAGAACATTCTCACACTGTTCGCCGTCGAGTCGTAATACTTCCCATCCTCTGACGGACCGCCAGCGAAAATGAACGTCCTCGTCAAGGGCTGCCCAGCCGAAAGGAGGCTCAGCGCGTTTACCGACTTCGTCAGTGGCGTTGGTCGGGTTGTATGCTCCAAAAATTTTGAAGCCTTGGGAGCCCTTTTCAATTTCTGACAGGACGTTATCAATATCCAGCCAGACACCGTTAGGGATATTTTCGATTTCATCTAGGAAAATAAACATGCGCGACAGCGGCCCAAACAGGGGGTGAACCTGTTCGCGAGGGCGCCGGTGGCCGCCTTGCAACCGGCCCGCCTTTTTGGTATTGCCCTTTGGAATGACGACTCCTTTGATGGAGCTCATTTGGTCCCGCCGGTCGATGCCGATGAACAGCTCTCCAATTTCGCCGGGCAGTTCGAGCGAGGAGTTTTTATGGAGACCAACCAAATGGGAAAACAGATTTTGCTCCAAGTGGTCTTCAGACGGCCCGAGCACGCGAATCGTGGTGTACTTCGGGTCTCGAATCCATTCCAGCAAAAAGCGCACGCCCATCGAAAAGCTTTTGCCCATCTTCGCGGCGCCCATGATGAGTCCTCGGTCCGAGGTATCAAAGAGCTGCCACACGGCGCGCACTGACGAGGGCTCGAATGTGAACATATTGGGTGTCCACAAAATCGCAGCCGCTTCCGGAAATCCTCCGTTGTCCAGCAATCCGGTGAGGAAGGTCTTCAGGAGTGTCTGCGCCTTGACCGTGCTGCCCTTGGTGTTCAGCCCGAGCTGACGCCGGGGAATTTTCAGCAGGTCCGCCACTGCGCAGGCCGCTTCGTTGTACTCGCGCCGGTGAACCAGCGGAGCAATCTCAAAAGCGGTTTTACTCGCGGCCGGGCTTAGTCCCATTTTCGTCCACTGTTGCGTACGGTCTCTTCGGTCGAGCCCGCAGGAAATTCCACAATCCCCGCTGTAAGCCAGCTGCGCGTGCCTAGCTTCGCTCTGCGAATCGGCGCTTTTGGGGATTGTGAAAAATTAATATCGTTAAATGTGCTGAGCCGGTGCTTGCGGCGCCCGGCGCGCCGCTCCATCGCCCGGCTGTCTTCCGAGGGAATAATCAACTTGACCGTCCATCCGTTTGCCTCCCACGACTTCGCCCAGACCCGCGCCAGCGGGTGCGGGTCCGCCGGGTCAAACCTCGCAAAAATAAGCATGGGTAGAGAACACGTTGAGGTTTGGGTTTACGGTTTGAGGTTCTTGGTGTCGTTGATTATGGTGTTGATTTGGGACTGCGTTTTTGGATTCTTTCGAAGAAAGAGAACCAAAGCAACGGCAGTGCCGATAACGGGCCAGCACGACAAGTCCAACAATCGCGCCGACCCCGGTAATAGAGGCTTGCATCATACGCTAGATAGTTACCTCCCGGGGGCCTCCTGTCACAAAAATAAAAAAGGGCGCCAGCAAGTAACCGGCGCCCTAATATGAACGAACTGCGGCGAGCTTACTTCATAATCTCGCCTTTCTTTTGGCCGGGCCAAGGGCCGTTTTTGTGGGCAGGTTCTGCTCCATTCTGGATGCGGGCCAACCGGCGCTCGCACGCTTCTTTGTGCAAGGCGCACGCCTGCTCAACTGCGTCAGTCTTTCGACTGGTGTGAATAAAACTCTGATTTGCGTTTCCTCTCATATTACTTCCCGGCTTGCTATTTTTTGTACGGCTTTACGTGTCCATAGGCTGCCATGCCGTGTGCGGTAACCCATTTTGTTTAAACTACGAGAAATCTGGGCGTAACTTTCCTTCATACGCACCATGTCTCGGAGGATGCTTAAAATTCCCTCTTCGCCCGGAAGCATTCCGTACGGTTTGACTCCCTCGCAGCGCTTTCCGGTTTTTCGGATTTTTTCCCGGGCTACGCGCATTTTGTTTACAAGAACGGCTTTTTCCCACTGCGCGATGGCGCCGAAAATCTGTCTAATCAAAGTACGGGAAGGGTCTCCATTATCGTTCGCGATATCAATTGCGACTCCTTGGTCCGCTGCATACACCTTTATTCCGCGCTTTCGGCACTCGCTGAGGAGCGTCTCCTGCACCATCAAGTCGCGGGCGAGCCGGTCCATTCGTTCCACAACCAGCGCAGGCGTGTTCATATGCAGGTCGCGGCTGCCAAAATCCACGTATCCGGGCGCCGTTTGCTTTTCCTTCCACGCCTGTTGAAACTCTTCCACCCACTGAATGAACCGCAAAAAGGCAGGGCGGTCTACTCCATCTACCGTGCCAGACACTCCCTGCTCAAAAAACTCGGAGCCCATTGGGGTGAACCCGTTCGCATCCATAAAGGCACGAATCTGCTCCCGCTGACGCTCTGGGCCATCCCCTTCCAGCTGCCCCTTGCCGCTAACCCGGATATAGGCAAAAGCGTACTTCATTTCCGGTTTCCTTCCTTGATGCCCCGGGCGATGCCCTCCGCTATGCCGCGCCCGAGCGACTCAGGCACGTTGGTGATGGCCGAGGTAATCCCCCAGCACACTAGCCCCAAAAAGAGCCACGGTCCGGCCCACAAAATCGTTGCAAATATGATTTCAAACATGCCTACACCCTAGCACACTTCCGGGCAAAAAGAAGGGGCCGCCGTACGAATTCAGCGGCCCTAATGACACGTATTAGACTGTTTAAGGACTGGTGAATTTAGGAAGAACTGGCGCCTGAACCGAGCTCGCCTGACCCGCTGAGTTGGACCCAACGTAGGCGATGAACAGAACCAGTGTGGAGAAAGGACGCAACTTCATTGCATCTTGGAATGCACCGGTAGTGGAGAATCCCGTGGAGCTCGCCACTTGAGCAAGCCGGGCGATGAAAGCTTCATCGGCCGGAGTCTCGTAAGCGGACGAGAGCCGGAGGAACGCCGAAGCGGCTTGAAGTGCTTGCGTCTGGCTGGTTGAGAGATAAGTAGACATATTCGCGGGCCTCCTTACAGAGTGATAGAGACGGTGTTCGAGGTGCTCAGGAAATCCTGATTCAACTGGCCCGTGCTGGACTGGGGCGGGCAATGCGCCACGACCACGTACGATAACGTACCGATGCCGGGCGGCAAGTCCTCGCTCCACGTCGCTGACGCCCCAGAAGCGCCCTGTTCGAATTCGTTGATGAAGGCAATCGAGCGAAAAGCCGAGCTGTTAATCGAGCGCCGGATTTCGAACGAGCGCACGTCAGTCGGCACAAGGCCAGCGAGTGTCCAGCCCAAAATAACTTGCGTGAAGCCGGGCAGTCCGCCGCCGATGCCGGACGCCGGTTTGCTGCCGAGCGCTACCGTCACTTCGCCGGTGGCCGCTTCCGTAGTCACGTTCACCTGATTGCTGTAAATGCTGGTGCCCGCTGCGTCAACTCCGCCTCGCGTCACTGTGGCAACGACCCGGTACGCCCAGTCACCGAGCCCCGGAGTGTCGTTCAAAGTCTGCGGTGAAGTCGGCGCAATCGCAGAAGCGATAGTAGACCAGCCATCATCGCCCGCACCAAAGTACTTTCGCTGGACAGCAAAAGCGGTGATAGGCGGAAACCCGGGGTCGACATTCGTCCAACTCAACGCTACGGTTGAGCCGGAGACATTCGCCACGAGGGTGTTAAAAATTTCGATGCTCATAGTATCCTTAATGTGTCAGTCAATCAGTCTAACGGTCGCTAGATAGTTACCCAACGACCGATGACCCGCTACTGAAAATTGGCGCGGCGAGGAGGATTTGAACCTCCGCATGGCGTCTCTCTCCTTCGGTCCTCAATGCTTTCTCGGAGTCGCTATCCACGCGCTGCACTGCTCGCTTGGTCTCTCGAAGCGCCCCCTTGCCAATTCGGGGTCACCGCCGCACTTGAAATTCCCTCTTGGGACTTTTACCCCAGTTTACGAGTAGCCGAGTTCCGCTACTTACTGTCCGGCGGCGACCGGAATCTGTGCTCAAACTTAGCGGTTTGAGTTACCCGTTTGCATTACGGGGCCTTTGCGCCGAGGGGGCTAGCACATCCCTACATGCGCTTTTTTTTTCTGGTGAAGAGACCGTTTACCGAATCTCTCGGACTGGTCCGGCATTGCCCTTCCCCGTTCCCGGGTTTCTGCTTCAGCCGTTTCTCTATGGCCAGAAAAGTATCAAAGAACTTTTGTCTTTCGCAGCAGAAAATATCCCACCGCTGAAACTATCAACGTCTTCGCGGCGAAGCTCACGAGCTCCAGCGCCATCTGCAAAAATGCAATCGTCAGTGCCTGTCCTAAACCCATAGCTTCACTCATACAGGAGATAGTTACCGGCTACTTCTTCGGACGCAACGTCAATTTCAGAATTCGATTGCCGCTGGGCGCCACGGTTGTGGTGTCATAGTCCACCATGATGGGCGTGAAGGTTCCGACGTGCTCCGGCAGTTCGATAGCGAGGGTGAAAACCGCCTCGGCCGGTCGCGGTTCTGTGACTCGGGATTCGGTCTCTGGAGTCGGAGCGGGGGTCTCGGACTGCTGCAATTTCTCGCACGCCAGTTTGTACGTAATTGACTCGCTAAGAATCCGCTTCTTTAATTCTTCAGCTCTTTCCGCTGTGATTTCCCGGGTCGGAACTTTTCCCCGGATGCCCTCTCCCGAGCAGAGCTTGGTGTAGTTGAAAAATGTGCATGAGATTTCCCAACTTCCAGACGATGTAAAATAGTCCACCCTGCCCACTTCGTTAATTCGGTAGAGCGGCGCGTACGTAGCGTTAATCGCCTCAAAATATCGGACCGCCAATTCGATAGGGGCGCTTGGAAATATTTTCTTCGCGGCGAGCGCCGAGAGTTTAATTACCCATCTATCGTTTACAACTTCCCCAACCCGGCTAACGGCCTCGTACCAGAGACTATTGCTCAGGTATTCCGGCACTGCATCCGGCGCGGACCCGGTGGTAATTCGATACAGGTCCCCCGTGCACTTATTAAAATAGTACTCGTAAAAATTCGACATGCCGATACCATAGCACACCTGTCAAATTTTGAAAGCATTATTTTATGAGAGGGGCAGTTTTATCGAACCAGGCCGACCTGTCGCCATCACAAACGCCAGCAAAGCACTGAGAGGACGCTCTGATACTGCCTCGTGGAATTGACCGGTGTTCTGAGCGAACCCCACTGCAATAGCAACCGGCGCAATTCGGGCCAGCCAATCCGGCTGAGGCGGCCATTCAAATACCGCCGCATTTTTTAAATACGCGAGCGCGGTTTGTAACTGCTGGACTTGCGCAGCCGTCATTGCCGAGCCTCCAGTAAACCCGCTATATTGCAATGTCAAGTCAGGACTGAAGGTCCCTCCGCCAAACGCGAACCCCACATCGGCTGGAATCCCCGTTACCGTTGTTGGGGTTATGTGAATCGTCGCCGCTGGAGAATATGTCCCGCCCCTTATCAACAAAGCTAGCCAATCGCCGTTCGAGCCCACAATCGCAAACGGTCCAACCCACGTCCCGCCGGTTATCAACAGTTTTACGAGTGAAGCACCTGTCGCACTTGAAGGATTGCCCAAAATAAATTTCACCGCGCCATATGTCCCGTCAGCAATCGTCAAGTTCGTCGCTGAGTTTCCGTGAACCGACATTCCCACCAGCTGCAACGTTCCAGTCACATTCAAATTCGTGAATGTACTATTTATAATCCTCCCCAACCTTGTTTCCAGCTGTCCGAGAATTCCCGAAATAGTACAATCCCTGATAGTCAAAACTGCGCCTGATGGCGTGACTATTCCAGAATAATTCCCAGCCGCTAGGACGGGCGCCGAGACCGGACTTACATAGGGAAACACGCCCCCCACCGTAACAGAGCCCGAATATCCTCCAGTCGGCCCAGTCGAAACTGTTCCTGAAAAAATAATCACTTCATCTGTAGCGGGGTTTGGCAGCCTTCCCGCCGCCACTGCCGGTATGTTTGAGGACGACGATATAAAGCCCGGATAAAAGTACCAGTTGCCGACCGTGTTCCAGTTTCCATCCGGCGCCGGACCCGAGCCCGTGTTCGGACCGTAGCATATCGAATATCTCAAAAATGCCGTCTGTGTCTGCACACTGCCCGCTGCGTTTGTAACGATGCAATAATACGCCCCAATTGTACCCGCGTTTACGGCCGGATTGTAAACGTTGGAAGTCGCACCAAGTATCAGCCCACCGTTAAGATACCACTGATATGTCGGAGCCGGAGTCGTTGCGGTAGACACTATGACTAAAAAACCATTCTGCACCGAATTAGCCGAGCCGGGCGGCCCACACTGGTCTTGCGGCTGTTGGTCAATACTAATAAAGGCCATACTTATTCTCTCCGAATATATAGCGTCTGGTCGATGGCCTTTGCCGCAGCATCTACCTGAAACGCCTCCCAATCTGTATTTAAAAACTTAGCGATGCAGGTGGCCGAATATTTTGGAGATGCACACACCAAATCATAATTCAACTGCAATGCCCCGGCCGGTTTTACTTTCTGCCACAACAAAAATTGCTCGGACGACTTCGCCAATCTCTCCTCGATTGGAAAGACGGCATTCTCCATTTTATTGTATTCTGCCGCGATGGCGCGCCACGAATTCTGGATTCCTGTGAGGGAGCGCGCCATGAAAATAAACCGGTAGTCCGCCGGTACGCTGGCGAGCCGGTCCGGCGATAAGAGCTTGAAGCAGTTAGTAAATTCGCCGCGCCGGATTTTGCCGGGGCATTCATATAGGCCGTACGGATTTCGAAATAGGGTAGTCGTGACGGCATCGAGCTGGGGAGTCTCTACATCGACTGCAAGTCCTCCCGCTTCCAAAATACGCATCATCATCGAAGTTCCGCTTCGTGCCTGCCCGCAAACACATACTCTGGGTGTCATCCTTAAATAGTTACCAAAAATAGGACACTGCGCACGAGCGAATTTTTTTATCTCGCGTTTGAGGGGGAAAGCGGAAGCGCTGCCATCCAAACCCCCCGAGGGGGTCAGCCGGTCGGGGAGGGGGCCGGACCGGCGGAAAGCGGCCAAACGTCACGCCGAAACGCCCTGCCGCCGGGGCCTGACCCCGATTCCGGCGAATCGAGGGACAACGATGGGGCTGAACGCCGAGACGGCAGGCCATAGTCGGACCTAAGCTCTGCCCGGGGCATTCTCGCCACGTCGCGAGCTCGATTCGCTTAGTTCTGCGATTTCTGTCAGGACAGAAATGACTGAAATATCAGATAGGACTGTCAGCTGGCGCTGCTGGCGCTGCCATCGCTGCGGTAACGTCTGCCTGCTCACTCGAAGGGGGAAGGGATTTTCCGTTTGCTGATTTAAGTTTGGCATCAGCATCCGCCGCGCTGGGGGCTTTGAGAACTTCAGCCATCGCTGTCTGAATCAGTGCATGTACTTCCACAACCGCAGTTGTGTCGCTCTTGTCATCATCACGGGACGTGCGCTCGGTGACAGTATCGTTGAGCGCTGCGTAGGTCATAGAAGCCATCTTTTCGAGGGCCGCGCACAAGTCTGAAAACGGTTTGCAGTTGAGTACTTTCTCGATTCGCTGAGACGAGCCTACGCCCCGAATAATTTGCGTGTAGCACTGTTCAAACAATTGGTCATCAGTCAACAAATAAAGCCTGTTCACCATTCGCTGCAAAACTATTCGCATCCGGTGAGCAATCACAAAGTTTGAAGCGCGAGAGATGGCGCGCTCCAAATCGCCGGGGCGCCCGGACTTCTTCAACTCCAACAAGCTCTTGATTCGCTCCGGCCATTTCAGCTCCTCGGAAATTTGGGAAACGATTGAGACATCCACACCGAGGGTGAGGGCAGTGCGCTCAACGTCGCCAGCAAAACCGCAATAGATTTGAAAAGCATTTTCCAAATCGACGCCGTGTTTGCTCTCTCTGGAAACTTGGTCAATGTGGTCAAGTTGGCGGAGGTTCTCTTCAATCTTCGCTTGGCCCGAGCGCAGATAGCCGATGTTGCTCGGCTTCTGTTTATCGGCAGACATTCTCTTGGACATTTTAGAAAAAAATGAACGTGCCCGAGCGCAGATAGCCGATGTTGCTCGGCTTCTGTTTATCGGCAGACATTCTCTTGGACATTTTAGCAGACATTCTCTTGGACATTTTAGAAAAAAATGAACGTGCCCGAGCGCAGATAGCCGATGTTGGGCTTCTGTTTATCGGCAGACATTCTCTTGGACATTTTTAGAAAAAGATGAACGTGCCCGAGCTACTCGTGTTCACGCGGTAAATCAATTCGGCTGCGAGCAGTTCAAGCAGAACGGCTGCGGCTATGCCGAGCAAAAAACATGCCCACCATTTCATTGGAGTGGCATCGGCCGAGATTCGAGAATGGCGCGCTGGTACCAGCCGAGGCCATACATGCCGCGCATATAGACATAATACTCCTCGTCTTGATTAGCGTGCCCGTCATCGCCTTGAAACAAAAGCGGCGTGAGGCAGTCGAGATTGCGACAGCGCCGGGCGCTCTTGTCGACGGTGGGCTGCTTGCACTTGGGACAGTGGGTCGGCGGGAGGGTCTTCATGGGGCCTTCAGAATACGCAGTAGTTCGGAAGCCGGGACAAAGCCGATGGGCTTGCGATTGATGTAAAAAAGCACGCCATCCAAAGTGGCAATAAATTCATCCGCTATTACTTCAATGGGTTTGGGCTCGCTTGCGACATAAACGTGGTAGGTATTCATTGACTGGTGCCTTGATTTTTGAGGGTAGCCTGCTGAGCGGTCCAAAAAGCGGCGCGCTTGTTCTGGCGGTGCTCGCTGCGCGCAATCTGCGCCAGCCGCTGCAAATCAGGCCCGTGGGCGGCAAAAAGGCCGTTCGCGACCTGACTGGGCTGTTTTCGGCGTTTCACCGTGAGATAGTTACCGGCCAAAAGTGCCGGAGCAACCAAAATCTCAAAATTTTCATCAAAAGCACAAAAAGTGCGAGTTTGGTAAAGTAGGAATCGTTGACTCTGTTGACGTCGCCACTCGAAAATCGTATAGGTTTAAAAGGGTAGCTCCAACTTTACTTATTGTATATTATTTAAAATTTAAAAAGGTTTGTTGTATCTACCCTTTTAAACCTATACGATTTTCGAGTGGCGACGTCAACAGAGTCAACGATTCCTACTTTACCAAACCGCGTACTGCCCCGGCCTGTTACTTTTTTCAGTTGACACGGCGTTCCGGCGCGGTAACTATCTGACGATATGACAGACCAGAACCAGACAGAGTCCCCGAGGATAACCCGCAAAACGACGTTCCGCGACCCGGACCTAGATATTCTGCGGCGCCGCCTCTCTGACGTGATTTTCAAAACCGTGCCGCTGGACGGCGATGCCCGCTATATAGAGATAGACGCAGCGGCTGAAAGGAAGCGGCTGAAGACCTGCCACTGCGTTGGCTATTCGATAATGATTCGGCTCTACGCCGGGGGCTTGCAGCATTCGCTCGCGACTTTTAAAGCCGTTGAAGCGCCTACGGCTGCCCGCATTGCCGACATGGTGCTTCATCGAATGGGTAAATGGCGCCTGAAGTTCGAGCAATCCCTCGCTCCGGCCGATTACAACTACACGCCAGAGCAAGCCGAAGCCGATTGGAAGAATGAACCGCACATTGCCGAAATCATCCGGGCGATGGCCGAGCGCTTGGAGACGCTGGGCTTTTTGATTGTGCCCGGCAAAGTACAGCGCGTGTCGGCCCCGGCGATTTTGCGGGAGAGCAATCCAATGCAAGAGCAGCTGAATAGAATCGAGCTCTCACTTCAAGCACTGAGCCAAGCCGTTTTTCAGCTTACTTCGTTGCTGTGCAGCCATAATTTTTATTATGCCTCCAACCAACTACCACAATCTACTCCGCCTTTTCTGTCACCTCCCGGCACGGTGATTTGCAGTACCGCCTCATTTAACGAGAAAGGAGAAAAACAGCCATGAAAGTGGATGAACTTCGAAAGATTCTCGCCCCGCTGAATGGAGACGAGGAGGTATTAATGCCCGTTGTGGTGGAGGACAAAGTCCAAATGGTTGTGGTAGATAAAAGCCACTGGATGTATGTTTATATTTCGCCGGATGGATTTATACACGAAGCACAAGCGACGGCTTATCAAAGGCGGGATGTAATCGTGCTATTTTCGAATGCCCACACACGAGTCGAATACACTCGCGGCCACCAGCCCCGGTTTAAACGGAGAGTATGGCCGGATTCTTTAAACGAAACAATATGACAGCAGGTGAGCTGGCGGACCAGCTAAAATCAATCCCTCGCGAAACGCTAATCGTTTTGGATGACGGCGACGGCTTTTATTCCCGCGTGCTGGTTGACCAAACCAAGATTAAGCACTGGAAAATTCTCCCGGGCATCGAGCAACCGGACAATGATGATACCGAATTGAAAAGCGTGCTCCGCTTTTCTCCCAAATAATGCTTTCAACGTTCCGGCGTTCTGCTACACTGCCGCTATGTTCAATATCTTATTGAAGTCTGAGGAACTGCGGCAGCAAGCGCTGGCGCAGTTATGGCTGGACACTTATTCTCGATGCCGCGCTGCGGCTGTTGCGCTTCCGGAAGTGGTGTTAGGCAGTCGGGATGAATGGGCCGCTCAAAAGGCGGACGAGGCCGCTAAACAAATACACTCTCGCTTATATGGCCGACAAAAATAAATTCTATCTGCTGACGCAAAACGAAAAGGCACTTTGGATTGCCGTCACGGCAAACAAAGGTGCGCCAGCAGCCGACTTGGCAGTTGAGCTTTTCCGCCGCCGGATTCACCCGGCCAGTGACGAGGATTTTTCGGAGAGCAACGTGCCGGGTATGATTACGGCGCTCGACGAACTGAATGAAGTGATTAAAAAATAAGACCAGTCAATCGAATAAGCCAAATGAGCCAACTAATTAATCCCAACCAGCGTTTAAACGTCAGCCCCACCGACTTGGTGCTGGAGCCTGCTTCGGCGCAATCGCTTTCCGCCGCAGTGATTCGCTATCGCGAATTAACCAAGTCAGCTATTATTAACCCTCGGGATGAAGCCGAGATTGTCGGACTCCAGAAGTTTTTGCTGGAGTCGATGATTAACTACGGCGGCAACCTGATTGGCTGCTGGGTGGCCGTGAAGCAGGAATATGAACCTCTGCTTAGGTCTCTCGCGCTTATCGGCAACCGGCTCAAGGTGATGACCGAGAACCGCACCGAGGAAAATAACCTCAACAAAGAAACTGCGCCTGAATAATGCCGAGCATAAAGAACAAGTGGAAGACGAGCGGCCGGACTCGCGACCTGCTAAGCTCGCATCCCGGCCAGAACGGCAAGGGCAGTGTAGATAGGACAACCGACGATGAAGCCTACCGAAATAATTACGCGGATATTGATTGGAGTGGAAACGCCAGTCGTGATGAAAAGTTGGGGACTGGATTGGACACTGCACAATCCTCGCCGGGTGTTTTGCCCGCTGTGCCGGAGGCGCAACACTGTCAAATTGCGGAGTGTGGAGTCAGGTCTCCCCAACCGCTATTTGCCCCCGTATCAGCTCCCTCAACCAGAACCGCGCCGCCTCTCAAAGGGGTTAGGGCAAGCTATCTCAAGCACTGAATATGAATGCACCTATTCCGGGTGCAAAGGATTAACATTCAAACAATGAAAAAACTACTCGCACTTATCGGGCTAGCTGTCTCTCTGCTGGCGTCACCAACAAAAACCCAAGCCATCGGCGGCTGCTCTCTGACTTGGACCCCGAATCTGACTTTCTTCTGGTCCGGAGGAAGTGTCAATGTCCGTCAGGCAAACGGCGGCTCTTACTGGGTCACCGGCAACTCTGCTTACAACGGCGCTCAATACAGCTTGGGGGAGGGTGACTACGTATACATCATTCCCCCGAACTGCGCAGTATGGACGTGGGGCTACACCTCGTTCTGCGTATGCGACAACCACGGCAACGAAGTTTGTGGAAACCCGACTGCCCAGACCCTCGGCGGCGCGATTTATCAGCAGAGGGAGGTTCTGATGGACTGCCAGTGTCCTAACGGCGGCTCTAGCTGGTCCTTCATCTTCGTTTTCCAGAAATACTGTCAGCTGCCTCCTAACGGGCAGTAGCCTTTGACTGTTTCAACTATTCCAACAACCGACGGCAAACTAAAACAATGAAGAAACTTATCTCAATCGCTGTGCTGGCCCTCGGGCTGGCTTTCACATCGCTCGCTGGTCCCGGCGGTCAAATCCCCGGCGGAGGCACTCCCTCGCCCGCTGGCTCGCCCCTCGTGTGCGAGTATTACAGCTGTGACCATTACCACGGCGGCTATGAAATCAACGTAGTCACCAAAGGCAACGGCTACTGGCAGGTGTTCTGCGTTGACCACACAACTGGCGTTGTGTCGTGCATTTTCACTCAGCATTGCGCGACCCCGTTCACTACGCCTTGGGCGACGTGGATACCGTCCTCTGACGTGTGCGAATTTTACCTCGTGACCTATCAGGTCAACGGCTATCGGCAAATCACCCACCTGTGATTAAACCAAGAATAATTGCGGTGGATTTCGATGGAACGCTCGTCACGCACGAGTATCCAAAGGTCGGGATTGAAGTGCCCGGCGCCGTCAAGGTTGTCGGCGAGTTGATTGAGGCCGGGCATCGGATTATTCTCTGGACAATGCGCCACGACCAAGGATTGATTGACGCGCACAATTGGATGATAGCCCACAACATCCCACCGTGGGCAATCAACCACAACCCGGAACAGAGCAGCTGGACGGATTCGAACAAAGCATACGCCAATCTCTACATTGATGACGCCGCCTGCGGGTGTCCTCTGATTGAGCCGTGGTTTTCCGCATGCTGCTCCGTACTTCCCAAATCTGACCGGCCCTATGTTAATTGGTCCAAAGTCGAGGCGTTGCTAAGAAATAATAATTATTTATGATGACAGCACTTCTAGTCTGGTTCATTTTCACTATCTGGGCGGCGCTCAGCTTCTGCGCCGCTGCTGCGGAAAATGATTAACTCTAACATCACCGGCGCAATTTTCTGCGCGCTGCAACGGCAGGTGACGTTCTGGCGTTCTGCCTTTCAGGCGGCATGGGTCTCGGCGTGCGACAAACACACGAAACAGCGTCAGCTCGTCCAGCGCATCGAACTGGATACCAAAACGTCCAAAGAAGCTGCTCGCCGTCTGAAGCAAATCGAAGAGAGCTACTGTGATGCCGGGCTTCAGCTGCTCGCCCTCGATGCTGAGCACCAGCTGCTCAAGCTCCGCTCGCCAACGCAACTCAACAAAGAATATGAAAATCAAGTGCTCGCTGTTTCGCTGGGTCGGCCTGATATGTCTCCGACTAGGCTGGCTGACGCTCAGCATGGCAAACAACTCATTCAGACAGTCGAAGCCTTGGCCACTTCTATTGCAAGCTCTTTCGAAAGAGCGGGACTCCTCACGGCTCCTCCGCGAAGTCCACAAGCTCGTCTACTTGAAGAACTGCGGAACCTGTTTGACGGATGCGGCATACTCAACTGGCCCGTTCACGCTGGAAGAATTGCTGACCAATCGCGGCGCGTTCAGCGAATATCTGAGTTTTCGGGCATGCCAACAACAGCGCCAATCGATGTGTAAAATATGATTAAACTAAATCCGGAACGCGCCAAGGTAATGGCCCAGCTCGAAGCGCTGGACACGGAACTGCAAGAAAAGCTTAGCGCCAATCGGGCGCACCAGAGTCAACTCAAGCTGGCGCAAATTTGGGATAGCTGCCGGGTCAGAATCGGCACCATCGTGAAGAAAAAGCACGACGGAAAAATTTACATGGTGAAGAGCGTGGACCCAGACTGGTATGGCGACCTGCCCCGAGTTGAAGCCGTGATGCAGAAGAAAGACAAAAGCTTTGGCAATCGGCTTTGGACGCTGTGGCCTAGCGAGTATGAAGTAATAGAGGAGGCCGAGGCCCAATGAAAAAATATTCCAGCACAAGCATAACAATTGACCTGCTGTTTTTGTTGCTCGGCGCCGCCGTCCTCTGGCTCCTCTGGGCGATGGTGGCTCCTCTCGGCCAATGAACAGGCGTGTCTTTCTTCGAGCGCTCGGAATCCTTGCGGCTGCATCCACATCACCTTTAGCGGCCGCCGCACCGTCCATCGCTGAGAAAGTTTCGGGGCCGGTCCACAAGTTTGCCCTAAAACGGATGGGGCCGAAGCCGGAGCAGATTCAGGCCGTAATCAATCCAGACTGGGTAGAGGCGCCGTACGAGCTGGTATTTTTCATCGCGGATTATGCCGATTGCAGGAGCTCTCAATTTGACCCGGCGCCGGTACGCTTCCGTAACCGCGCATCGGCCGACTGGTATTTTGACTATATGGCGGGCAAAATGCCCCCCGAAGTTTATTGGAAAAAGATTGCTTCCAGCACTTGACAGGGAGCCGCCCTCGTGTATATTGAGGGCATGAGTAAAAAACATTTCGAAGCCGCCGCAGCGCGAATCGCTGGTCTACGTAAAGTCGCCGCCCTTATCCCAGAGGCTGATGCCCGGGCTCACCAAATGGCAGCCGCCGACGGCGCCGAGGCCATCGTGATTGCGCTGGGGCAGGAATTTAATCCCCGGTTCGATGTCGCCCGTTTTCACGCCGCCTGCCAACCTTAAAGGACTGTATATGAAAGACTTAAAAGGTTATCTTGTTCTCTCCGTTTCCGATCTCCGCAATATGCTCAAAGTCGCCCGCGAGCAGGCCCACAAGGAGGGCTATCGCGGCCGAGCCTCGGGCAAGTGGTGCTTGGTGCTGTCGGACATCACCTTGAGCGATGTTGGGACCAGCGAGGACGGCGAGCTGCAAATCAGCTCCTACGACATCGCGTACAGGGTCCGCGCTATCCGAAAGGCTGGGAAATGAAGCGGCGCATCCGGCAGAACATTTGGGGCAACTGGTATGGACATGAGGGGCGCGCTTGACAAGCCGCCGGACCTGTGCCACATTGAGGTATGTTTTACAATATTCAAGAACAGGAAGAGTGGGAATACCAGCTCAACGCGAAGGCCGATTACTTGTCCGAAGCTTTCGGCGACGAGGGCCGCAGACTTGCAGCGCAAGGGGCTGATGAAATGGCCGAGGGCATGGGTTTTACCTCCTATGCCGCATATCGGTCAGCGCTGGCTGAAGAGGCGCGCCGCCAGCGCTGCGCCAACGCCATCCGGGCCAATCACGCCGAAGCTTGCCAGCTTCCGTCAGATGACATCCCTTTTTGATTTGACAAGCCGCCGGACCTGTGCCATATTGAGGTATGTCTAACATTTATTTTGAAACTTTCGGTGAAGCGATTGACGGAGCTATCGGCGCCATCCATGCCCGCAACGGTGTGCTGATTTCCTCTTGCTATGAGGCAAGCGAGGTCATGGGTGCGGAGCCCATCAACTACAACCAGACCCGGACTTTCGACTTCCCCATCGAATTTCTGAAGGGCAAGCCGACCCGCAAGTATTATCACGTCTCGATTTACCGGATGCCGTCCGGTCGCTACGAGCTCACGACCTACGTGTTATAGCACTTGACAGCGTTTAAATATAGGAGTCTATGAAATACGTCCAGCCAAAAGACAGAGCCAACGAGGTGCGCGCAATGGAGCAGGTCCGGCGCGAGTGCCTCCGCCTGATGCCCGGGAGCCGCTGGGAAGTGCGCCAAGAGAGCGACGAGAACTGCTTTGACGGCTCCCTGTATCGCGACGGCAAGCTTTTCGCCATCGTGGAAGTGCGGGGCCGCAACGGCGACCCCTCGCGATATAGCGAGTGGCACACCCGGAAGTCGAAAGTCGACAAACTCGTATCGATTGCCCGGCGGGACGGCGTGAAATGCCTCTTGGTGATTACTTGGAACGGCGCCCCCTATCTGGCCGATGCCGTCAAGTTCCCGCCTCTCCAGTCTCATATGTCCGGCCGCACCGACCGGAACAACCCGGCCGATTGGGAGGAGCTCTACCTCATTCCGTCCAACCTCTTTTATCGAATTTGAGAAATATTGAATTATGAAACTATCCCTTCCTGACCGTCTTCGACACCTCGCCGAGTCGCTACCTAAAAAATTTCTACGAGTCAAGGCGAAAGTGATGGTCCCCCAGCTTGGGAGAAAAACTCCTGTTGAAGCTTCCCGAACTTTTTGGACGTTCCAGAAATCCATTCGCCCCGACGGGACGCTTTCATTTGTAGAATGCGATTGTGCTGGCTGCAATGACAGCGCCGCTATCGAAGCCGGGAATGGGGGAGTTATGACGATATTTATTTGCAAGCCGGACGACATTATATGGGAACGCCCGGGGCACTACGATAAGCGTTACGACTGCTTGGTGGAAGATAAAAAACCCATTTGACAAGCCGCTAGATGTGTGCCATAATGTAGGCATGACTGAGATTTTGAATCAACTGAGCTGGAGCGCTGAGCCTGTCCAACTGCCGAAAGGCCGTCCCGCCTTTGTGGCGACCCCTACCCCGGCGTTCTGGACGCTCTGGCGTTCCAGCAAGGATGATGTGAAAGCCGCCGGTTACTTCGTTGACAAGGTGGATGGCCAGTTCATCGTTTTGCATCGCCACAACCTAGCTGCCGCGACTGTCACCGCCACAAGCCTTCCTTCCGCTGCGGACATCGTTGTTCCGGCCGCTACCGAAGTGGTTTATGTCCGCCAAGCCGAGCGCATCGAAGGTTTTGTTGCCCAGCCCGCGCCGGAAGACCGCAACTGGACGGCCGAGCAGCACGCAATTTTCGAGTGGTTTCGGACCTACAATCCAGCTGAGCTGGCTCTTGAGGTTGTCGCCCGCGCCGGGACCGGCAAAACCACTGTTATCAAAATCGCGATGACGATGGCTGCCGAAGCGCGCATTCTCTACGCTGTGTTTGGCAAGCGCAACCAGCTCGAAGCGCAGGACGTGATTTGCGACCCTCGCGTTGACGTGCTGACTCTGCACGCTCTGGGTTTCCGCTTCATCAAAAACGTTTGGAGCAACGTGACGGTTGATAAAGACGTGGAAGTGGCCCGCGTGCTGGCTGCTGGCGCCGAACTGGCCCCCGACGAAGTCGTCAGCGCCATTGTCAAACTGGTCTCGCTCGCCAAGAATCGTTTCCTCTGGCCATCGGTGGAAGAGCTGACCGAGCTGGCCGACCAGCCGCAGGTTTTCCAGCCCGAATTCGAAGCCGCCGGATGGAACATTGCCCGCCTCGCGGAATGCGCTCTGGGAGCAATGAAGCAATCGCTGGTGCGCGATTCTTTGAACCGCATCTCTTTCGACGACATGGTTTGGCTTCCGGTTGCCGCCAATTGGGTCCGGCAGGAATATGACATGGTTTGCGTTGACGAGTGCCAAGACATGAACATGCCGCAACTCACGATGGCCCGCCTCGCCTGCCGCAAAGACGGCCGCATCGTGATAGTCGGCGACGACCGTCAGGCCATTTTCGGTTTTCGCGGCGCCGTTCAAGACGGAATGGGAATGATGCAGAAGCAGCTCAACGCCGCTGTCAAAACTCTCACGGTTACTTTCCGCTGCGGGCAGGAGATTGTGGAAGCGGCCCAGAAGTTTGTGCCGGATTACAAAGCGGCCCCGAGCGCGCCTCACGCCATTCTGCGCGACATCGACATCAGCTTGGTAGCGGCGCAAGCGATGCCGGGTGATGCCATCCTGAGCCGCTATAATGCCCCGCTGATGCCCCTCTGTCTGGCGCTCCTGCGCAAAGGCGTCTCGGCTCGCATCGAAGGCCGTCAAATCGGCAAGGAGCTTGCCGCGCTGGCTCGCAAAATGAAGGCTCGCAGCGTTCCCCAGTTCATCACCAAGGTAAGCAGCTGGGCCGACAGCCAGACTCGCCGCTTTCAGAAGAGCAAGAACGCGGAAGCGAAGTTGGAGCAGATTCAAGACACCGCTGCGACCCTCGTTGCAGTCGCCGAGGGCGCCAGCAGCGTGAATGAAGTGCTGAGCCGCCTTGAGAACCTTTTTGTTGACTCCAAGACCGGCGAAAAGGCGCACGCCGTGGTCCTGAGCAGCACGCACAAGGCCAAGGGGCTGGAATGGAATCGAGTTTTTCTGGTGGCCGACAGCTACAAGAAACACATTCAAGGCGGCGAGGAAGAAAATCTTTACTACGTCGCGATGACCCGGGCAAAGACTGAGCTGGTGCACGCTTGGGGACAAATTAACGAGCAAATCAAAAATAACTAAAAACAAAAATGAACGCAAAAATAATCCAGATAGCAATACTACCCGAAAGCGAAGAGCGATGGGCGTCTCTATTGGCACTGACCGCCGATGGCCGCATTTTCAAAAAGACCATGCCCGGCAGCGACCATTCGGACAGACCTTGGGAAGAGGTGCTAACCAAAGAATTTGATAACTAAAGAAAAAATATGACATTCGAGGAATTGAACAAAAAACTGAACGGCGCTGAGCTAGCAAAAAATTGGCGGCAAGCCAAAGGAGGGGGCTGGATTCATGAAGGCGCCGAGGTGGATGACGAAAATTCGATTAAAGAAAATGCACTTGTTTGGGGTCGGGTCTCCGGCACTGCGCAGGTCTCCGGTGATGCGCAGGTCTACGACAATGCGAAGGTCTTCAGCAATGCGCGGGTCTTCGGCAATGCGCAGGTCTTCGGCAATGCGCAGGTCTCCGGCGATGCGTGGGTCTTCGGCAATGCGTGGGTCTTCGGCAATGCGCTGGTCTGCGGCAATGCGCGGGTCTGCGGCGATGCGCTGGTCTCCGGTGATGCGCAGGTCTTCGGCAATGCGCGGGTCTTCGGCAATGCGCGGGTCTTCGGCAATGCGCAGGTCTTCGGCAATGCGCTGGTCTGCGGCAATGCGCGGGTCTGCGGCGATGCATGGGCACAGTCTCCCCTTTTTATTGTTGGTTCTCGGCACTCGCTGACAAATGCCAAAAGAGGGCATATTCAAATTGGATGCCAATGCCAGACTTTTGCTTGGTGGAAAAAGAACGGAGCAAAGCTGGCAAAGGAAAGTGGCTACTCTGAGGCAGAAATCGAAGAGTATGCCGCTTACGTAAAGCTGTTTTGTAAAATTGGAAAGTAAAAAAAACATGAACCGACACGTAAACAAACACAAAATGGTCAAACTTAGCCCTCGGCCCGGACTCCGAGAAGTGGCATTTGACCACATGCCCAAAACAGTGGCCACTGAAATCCTTTGCAAGCCGGGCGCGAAGCTGAGCAACCGCGACCGGAAGGTTTTGATGCGAGCTCGCGAGACTCGTTACGAGGCCGATATTGACATTGACCAAGAACAGCGAGTCGAACACCGGCTGGCTTTTCGGATGGCGCAAAAGCCGTGGGCTACGCTATGCCGCTTCAAGAAGCGCTGCACGACCCGGCGTTTTCTCGTCCAGCGAATGCACGCAACGCTGTCCCGGCGTGCCGACGAACTGGGGCAACGTACAGGTCCTCCCAGCCAGTCCGAGGCGATGACGCTCCTGCTCATTGACAAGCAGCTGGCTGAATTGGCACTGCGTGCCGCCCGGCTCGATTTGGTTGCCGATGCCGTTGACGCCGAGATGCGCAACCGGAAAGCCTCGCAGGCCAGCATCAAGAAGTTGATTGACTCCTTGTTTGGCGCCCCCAACTTTGCGCGCCGACTGAAAAAACTGCTTTCAGAACAGCGGCCCTCTGCTATAGTGTCGACAGATGCGAAAGCAGACAAATGCCGACCTTGCGTGAAAAGCTAAGCTGGATGGGGCTGGATGACCCGAATGTCATCCGGCCCCGTGTGGCGGAGTCGGCGAGAGTAACTGAAAAAACAAAACTGATATATGAGCGAGAGTGGAGATTTGAAAGCCGCGCCAGCAACGCCAGTGGATATGACAACTCAGCTGAAGGCTCAGCTGGATGCCCAGCAAAAGCTAATCGACCAGAAGCTAGCCGAGCTCCAAATGATTCAGTCGACGGCAATGCCAATGACTCCGGCAGCGCAACAGGAGAGTAAGGAATACTCCGCGCCCGGCGGACGCCACGGCGAGACCCAAACCACTCTGGAAGACCCGGCGCTTTTCACGCAAGGCGCGCCGGTGGCGCCTGCCATCACGGCCGCTCAGCGTGGACGTGTGCTACACAATTTTGAAGGAGCTGCACCCGGTGTCACCCCTAACCCCGTGGCCCCTCTGGCAGCTCCTCAACCGGCGGCATCTTTTAACTTGCCGCCGGTGCTCTTCTTTACCGGCCTATCCGGTGCGGGCAAATCGCATCTAGTAAACCTAATGGGCGCGCACGAGCTCAAGGTCAGCGATTGCATTCTCGCTCTTGCGTCACAGTTTTTCCCGAGTGTGCAGCACTCCGGTGACTTCGTTCAGACGACCCTTATTTGGGGAGCCGGGTACACTGACGCGAAGTATCCCATCAGCCCGGCGCGCCTGCTTTTTGTCAACTACGCCCGGACTATATGGGAAGACTTTGGCACCCCGGGATTTTGGCAGCGGCAAATTTTCCGAGACGCGCAGAAGATGCTCGCCGAGGATGGCGTCCGAGTAGTCATCACGACTGTAACGGACGACCAGACGTTTACCTATCTCAAGGAACAAGGCGCGCAGCACTGGCACGTAATGTGCAGCCCGGCAGCGATGCAGACCCGGCCGAAACGGCAGGGCGCCTCGGCCGAGCTGGCAACCAAACTGCAACAGCAGCTACAGCAGGACTTGTCAGTCCGCCGGGATGGCCAGCGTTTAAACTGCATATGGACATCCCCGGACGTGCTCAACCCGGCTCGGCTCTACACCGTGCCGGATTTTCTCCAGCTTGTGAATCAACAAATGACGAGCGGGCCTGTGACGGGAGAGTAACTATCTAGCATGAAAAGACCTTCTGCTAAAGACCCTAAGCTCGCGAAAGTGGCTCAGGAAACAGGACAAGACGATGCAACTTTTTGGCCGGGCGATGCCCTGCTGAAACCCGGAACGATAAACAAGAAAACCATAAAAATTGGCGACGGAGTTCTGACTGAAGAGACCCGATTGCCGGAAATGCTCAATGATGGAAAACTTAATAACGACGGCTCAAACGCCCGCTAAAAAGAGAGTGTATCTTGCTGGCCCGATGCGAGGGATACGCGACTTCAACTTTCCCGCATTCCACGAAGCGACAGCGAGGCTACGTGAGATGGGATATGAAGTATTCAGCGCCGCTGAATTCGAGGAAGCGCAATTTGGAGTCGGATTCAACAAATCGGAAACTGGCGACTTGAAAGACATCGCGCACCTTGCGTGGGATTTTCGCGCCGCCTTTTTCAAAGACTGCGAATACATCACGTTGCAAGCCGATGCCGTGGTGTGCCTCTCCGGATGGGAAAAATCCAAAGGCGCGACGGCTGAAGTCGCAATTGCCCGAGCACTGTCCATTCCTGTTTTGGACGCTACAACCTTACTGCCCCTATGAACAGCCCACTCAACGACATTTTGGACGAGCGAAACGAAGTGACCGAGCAGGAAATCATGGACGCTTACAAAACCTCCATCGACAAAGCCCGCCAGCACGGCGTAGGGATAGGAATGGGCGGCGCGCCGACCCGGGCGCGCAGCCTGCCATCCGATGCCAAGGAGCGGAAACGGTTTCCTCTTGCTTCCGGGGTTTTGTTTTACTTCCCTGACGCCCTTTGCGCAGTTGCCGAGCTATCTCAAATCGGCAACGACCAGCACAATCCGGGCAAGCCGTTGCACTGGGACCGGAGCAAAAGCGGCGACGAGGCGGACACGCTAATGCGGCATCTCGTGCAAAGCGGCACTCGTGATAAAGACGGCGTACGACACTCAGCTAAAGTTGCTTGGCGTGCACTCGCATTGCTCCAGAAGGAAATCGAGGCCGAGCTCAACGCCGAAACTGACGTTCCCTTTTGATTAAGGTATTCAATAACCTGTCCTCGTGGGACGGCGGAATCCACGGGATACTGATGCAGTATCCCGTGTTCTGTTTCGTCTGGTTCATCGGGGTGACTCTCTGTTGTGTCGCCGTGGTGGCCCGAGAACTTTTTGACCACAAGAAATGAGTGAAAAGACCAGCTGGGTAGTAAAGGTCCGGTGTGTCGTTGAAAAAACTCTCGTGACTCACGAGTGTACCTTTGACGAGGCACACAAAGACCCCTTCGACTACGTTTGTTCCGAAGAAAAAGAAAGCATGACCGATTACGAAGTAGTCTCGGTCAACCGAAACGATTGAACCTTGCCGAGTTGCCATTCATCCAGTCTCGTCTCCGGCCGCACCAGCAGGCGCCGTTCGAGCAGATGCGCCGCATTTTGTCCCAGCGATGCGCCGCGCTGGACGAATCCGATACCGGCGTGGGCAAGTCTTATCTCGCCAGCGCATTTGCGCATCTCTACGACGAGCCCACACTAATTGTAGGCCCCAAGATTGCCGAAAATACATGGCTGCGCGCCGCCAAACACTTCAATGATAAATTCTCTTATGTGGGATATGAAAAGCTTAGAGCTGGAAACACTCCTTACGGAAAATGGTCTAACAGTGACCGACGCCGTGAGAAGTTTTTTCAGTGCACAAACTGCCTTTGTAAATTCGACCCCGAATATATTGACGATTGGTTTCCATGTCCCCACCATTCCGCCGGTATTCATTGCTTTGACTCGAAGTCTAAGCGGGCAGATTACGGCGACTTTAAATTTGACCCCGCCGTCCGGTGCGTTGTATTCGACGAGGCGCATCGTGGCAATGGCTGGCATTCAATCAACGCCGAAATAATTATCGCGGCGCGGAGGCAGAATATAAAAACTCTGGCGCTCTCCGCAACTCCCGCCGTGACTCCGCTGCAAATGAGAGCGCTGGGCTACCTGTTGGACCTGCACAATGACAACACTGACCTACTATCATCCAGAACCCGAGCACCCGGCAGACTCCTCTGTCCATCTTTTAAAAGATGGCTGTCTCCTCTGGGCTGTCGCTACTCTGCTGAATTTCATGGCTACCATTGGTTTTCTTCTCCTGAGTGTCAGCAACAAATCATGGACAGCATACGGGCGGATATTATACCCAGCCGTGGCATACGGATTAGACGTGAAGACATCGCAGGCTTTCCTGAATGCGATATTCGTGCCGAGCTTTACACCTTGGACGACCCGCGTGCGGTTGACTCTTGCTACATGGAGATGGCCGGGGCTCTCGCTCAAGTGGCAGCTCGACGAGCTGGCGATAAGTGTCCCGAGCTCGCCATCACCGACGGAATGCGACAGCGACAGGAAGTCGAGCTCCTCAAAGTGCCGGTGTTCGAAGAGCTAGCCAACGATTATCTGACTCAAGGATACTCTGTTGTCTTCTTCGTCAACTTTCGCCAGACGATTGAAGAGCTGCTGAAGCGCTTCCCGTGGGCCGGAGTAATCGACGGGCAAACCAAAAATAGAGACCAGTATGTCGACAAGTTCCAAGAAAATTCTCTGCGGGTACTCATTTGCAATTCTGAAGCTGGCGGGATTAATCTGTCTCTTCAAGATTTGGATGGCCGTCATCCTCGCGCTGGGCTTGTCTCTGCGAACTTTAGTGCAGTCAGCCTCCTTCAGGTATTGGGCCGACTTCCTCGTGACGGCGGGCGCTCTCGCAGTCTATACCGTATTATTTTTGCAGCGGAAACGATTGAAGAAGATGTTTACGAGAAAGTGAATCCGAAGCTGGCCAATCTGGGCGCCCTGCTCGATTCGGACCTGCTCCCCAATTTATTGAAAATACGCCCTTGACAAGTCGCCGGGGGTGTGCGAAAGTGCCTTATGCATGGCTTAGACCAGATTGTCCGAATGAACCGGGAAGCCGCCAATAAGCGGCCGATTGAGACCAATTTCGAACGGCATTGTTCCTTTACCGGGGATGCGCAGACAGGCATCGTCCTGCATTCCGCCAAGCTCCGGAACACGGTGCACCTTGCTGGCAACCGGCTCCGGCCGGACACCAGCCCGGCGGCGAAGTTCCTCCGGCTCATGCGGAAAACTCCGCTGAACAATCAGGCGGCTCAAGACGCCCTAATCGAATCTTATTTTGTATGAATGACATCCTCGGTCCTCAAACCCTCTGGGTGATTGTTGCCGTGCTTGTGGTGGCCGTTATAGCCGCCAAGCTGCTTATGGACGCCCTTTTTGACTGATTAATGAACCAACTTTTCTCATTTGTGACAAAACGCCTGCTGGCCCGGCAGAGCTTTCCCGAGGTGCCCCCGTGGGTCAAACCCAGCCTCCGGCGCCCAAACATCTTTCGAAAACTCCCATGAACTTGACGAGACTCTCATTTCAGCAGCTCTACAAACTGGCGAAACCCGAAACGCTAATGCGCGTCACGGCAGCCTACCACACCGCGCTCCGGCGGCGCTGGGATGCCGCCAAAATCGGCGAGCCGTTCATTGTCTCGCACGCCGCCGCATTTTATCCGGAGGTGGCCCGCGCTTTCGCGCCAGTCTTGAAAGTGCTTCGAGGCCGGGAGCTTCCAATCGCCCTTCGCCGTGCCGCCAACCGCACTTGCTGCCCGTTGACGCCCGGCGCGCTTTTCCCGCTGGTGCGATTGGACGCACGCCGCTATCCCAACAACAAACTCCGCCGGGCGCATGCTGACCTGATTTTGCTGCACTGCCAGAACCACCACGTGCCCGCCATAATTCACTCCTGCGATTTTGGCGAGGGCATCGACTGGGAAATTTACATCGAGGCCGGGCCTTTAACTGCGCAGCTGTTGCGCTACAAAAGCGGTCCCGCTCTCGCCTTGCTGGCAGCGCACTCCGCGCCGAATGCCAAGGTGATGAACGTCCTTTGGTGGATACCGCAGGACGCCAAAATACATGCTACGGTCAATCCGACTGTATGGCCCGCTAACGTGCCCAACGCTCAGGAGATTGGCCGGGAATGGTTCGAGTATGAACAGGAGGCACGAGCGTGAATAAAGAGGAAGCAATACAAAGTGCGCTAAAATGGCTGCATGAGTCGCCTAGCGGTGGCTCTTATTGTTGGTGCGGGAATAGCCGAGGCCACCAGCTCGGCACTTGTCACGAATGTGGTCAGCCTTTTGACACCCCGGGGAACCAGTTATCTCGGGGAGATATGATGATTCGCTGGAGAAGGCAGCCAGTAAGAGACGTACGAGAAATTTTAAAGCCCTCAATGGAAAGAGACCGCCAGTTGGTAATGTTTGGACATTGGCGCTATCAAAGGAGCTGGCCAGACCGCCCGGATTGGAATGATTTTAAGTTTGAGGATTTCCAAAGGGCTTTCGAGTTGTTCGAAAGCGAATTAGAAGGTGAAGACGTACAAACAGCAAGCAATTGACCGGCTTTGACTGGCGCGAGCATGAACAAGCACACTTGCCAGATGACGGTGTCTGACGATGGCCGAAATGATACGGGTGTGCCAAGCTATTGGCCTTGTGACAAACCAGCAAAAGCTTGGATACCGGACCAATACAACCGTGAAGGATGGAAGGGCAGGCAATACTTGTGTGGATTACATGCTGGCGTTTTTGACCGGCGGGCGGCAAAACGTGGGCAACCCCTTTCAAACAGGATTGAAGACGTACAAACAGCAAGCACTTGACCGGCTGACTTGGCGGACGATTTTTGTCGTAATGATTTTAGTTGCGCTGATGCTCTGACTTGGTAACTATTATGCATGCCAGTAAAGACTCGAAAACTTCCCGGCGGCAAGGTCCGCGTATCGACTCCCGGCGGCGTAAAGGCGAAAGCCACCACTCCCGCAAAGGCAGCTCGGCAAAAGCGATTGCTCAACGCAGTGGAGCACGGCTGGAAGCCAACCGGCGACAAGGCGCAAGACCTGAAAAGCCGGGTTATGCAGAAGTATTAAGCTGTTGGCTCTGCGGCGGCGCCTACGCCAACTGCAAAGTCATAGTGGCCCGCGACGTGCCCGGAGGTATTGAAACCTCTCCGCATCCAGTGCACGTCCATCTTGGTTGCTGGATGGATATGGATGATTAAGATTGTGGATGCGTAAAAAAGAAAGAATCAAAATTATGAGTAAAGAAAAATACGACGAAAACGAAATGCTCCTCTGTGTTCAGGCTCCTCCCGAAAAGCGGGGCACCCACTTTACCAGTCACACTACCCCGTGGGACAAATTCGAACGGCGCCGCATCCGGCTGAGTCGGCGGCAATGCAAAGCGACCCGGGCCTTTTTCACCGTGCAGGAGGCGTATGCCGCTCTCTAAGAGAAAACACAATCACGACACCTCGGCGCATCGGAGTTTAAACGAACTGGGAGCCCGGCTCGCTGCCGCACTTCCCGAGCTCCGCACCCAAAAAGACGTGGCTGCCGAGCTGGGCATTAGCGCTCAGGCAGTCGGACAAATCGAACGCCGGGCGCTGGCGAAACTGGCGCAGGCAATTCTCTCTGACGTATGAACCTCCCTACCATTCCTAAAATTTACGCCCTTGGCACTCGCTTCAACGCGCAAATTTTCGACAACGTTGTCCAAGTTGAGGAGAAAATTGATGGCTCGCAATTCTCCTTCGGCAATGTGAAAGGCAATGTCGAATGCCGCAGCAAGGGCCAGCCGATTGACCCGGCCGACCCCGGCATGTTCAAGAGCGCTGTCGACTACGTTCGAACCTTGACTCTGTTCGAGGGTGTTGTGTATCAATGCGAATTTCTTGCGAAGGCGAAGCATAACGTTCTGGCCTACTCTCGCACCCCTAAAAATAATCTGGTTCTGTTTGATGTGCGGACTCCGAGCGGAGCTTATTTAAACAATACAGACCGCGGTATTGCCGCCATTAATATCGGCATTGAGCCGGTAAAGACCTTATTCCAAGGCCGACTAACGCAGTTCACCGCCCCAGCGGCAATTGCCGAATGGCACAATACCGAGTCTCAGCTAGGAGGGGTTAAGATTGAGGGGGTGGTGATTAAGAACTACATCGCGCAGCATCCAGAAAGCACGTTCTCGACGACCGCCAATCCGCTTAGTCATCCGCCGATGACCGCCAAGGTTGTCAGCGAGGCATACAAGGAACGTGTCGCGACCGTGCCTAAGAACCCGAAGGCTGGCCCGGGCGAGGTTGAACAGCGCTTGGTTAATGCCCTACGCACTGAGGCACGCTGGCTCAAGGCCATTCAGCACCTGCGCGAGGCCGGTAAACTCGTCGACGACAATCGCGACATCGGCCCTCTTTGTAAAGAGATTCAAACGGACATACTAGCCGAGGAAACCGACTGGATTAAGCAGCAGCTGTTCGACGAATTCTCGAAGGATATTCTGCGCGGTGTAGTGAACGGCTTCGCGCAGTTTTATCAAAAGCTGCTGGCAAATGGTCCGAGTGTCTATCAGGAATTTTATCACAACACAAAACCCACTTTGCAGGGCGTATGAAATACCATAGATATCTTCGGCAAGGCGAAATCATTCAACCCGGCGACGAATTTGAATTCGGGGAGAAATGGGGACCCTGTAAGGAGGCAATTGGCTCCCCGGTAAGTACCGACTTGAAAGTCTTCCGACGAACGGTTGAAGTTGACGACCCCAGAGACGCGACTCAGGCGGCGTTGGTTAAATTGCAAGAGGCATACGACGAATTGATTTACGCCGTGGCACGGAAGTTCCCAAACGAGACCCGGCATCAAACAGCTCTCCGTTATATTCAGGAAGCCGAGCAGGGAAAAGATTGGGTTTCAGTTAGCAAGCCCAGTCATGGACTGGGGCATATATGAAAGCATTTCGCTATACCGAAGGATTCAAGTACGTGCCCACAATCGAAATCACGCGGCGCGGGCTCGGCAAAAATTGCTTGGGCCTGTGCCGCCGGTCCGGAAAGATTATCATTCATCCGGACCAACCTCCCCGCGAATTTTTTGACACGGCGGTGCACGAGTTGCTGCATCGGTATCAGCCGGACATGAGCGAAGCCCGGGTAAGCGCGCTGGCGACATTCATTGTGGGCGACCTATGGGCGCTGGGTTTTAGGCGCGTCATTTTATGACACTTATTGCTTTCATACTTTTGGCCGGTGTGGTAGTTTTAGCATTGCATGACGGAAACGACGACAACTTCGCCTGTTAGTTCAGAGGAGAGACCGCATCATCCTTACGGCGGCTCTCAACTGCAAGCGCTCGAAGCTTGCCCGTGTTTCCGGAGCAAATCCAGCGAGCACGAGCGGACCATCGCCGGGACCATCGGCCACAAATCGGTGGAGACCGGCGAGGTGGACGCCCGGCTCTCGGACGAGGACGCCGAAGGCGTAGCCGAGTGTTTGGATTTGGTTGAACAGCGCCGTCAGCACTTTGCACAATTGGCGCCGCCGAATACTTACATGACGGAGTTTACAGAGCTCTACCTTCCAATCGACGACCTGACTTTTGATGATACCCCCTACACTTCTGCTGGCTACGTGGACCGGATTCTGCTCTCGTGGAACGAAAAACACGCGGAAGGTTTCGACTGGAAATTTGGGTATTGGGCGGTTGAGCAGGCGGAAAATAATCTACAAGCCTTGGTCTATTCGCTGGGTATTTTTAAACGTTGGCCGACTGTTGAGACGGTTCGCTTCTGGTTTCGTCTCCCGAATATCGGACAGATTGACCATGTAGACCTGACCCGGGACCAAATCCCGGCCATCTACCTGCGGGTTCAGGTTGTTGTGGAGCGCGCCCGCAAAGCGAGGAAATCAGGGAACTATGAAATGGCTGAGCCGCGAGTGCCGCTCTGCTGTTTCTGCGCCAACCTCGGCGAGTGCACCAAGGTGCAGCCGTTTATTTGCAAAGTCGCTCAGAAATATCATCCCGTGGAATTCCCGGCCGAGATTAACCCTTCGCTGCTCACTGACCCGCACACGACCAGCCAAGCGCTGCGTCTGGCGGCGCTGGTGAAGAGCTGGGCCGAGGCATACAAGTCTCGGCTGCACGACCGCATCCTGCGAGGCGAGGCCGACATACCCCTAGGGTATCATGTCGAGGAACGCCGGGGGCATCGTGAGGTGACTGACCCGCAGCTGTTCCGTCAAATTGCTTTGCGTCATGGGATATCTGAAGAGAAGTATAACTCGCTTTGCGGCGTGCCGGGATTTGGCGACCTTGAGGCCGTGATTAACGAGCAGACCAAGAAAGGCAAGAAGGCAGCCATTACTGCATTTGGAAAAGATTTGGAAGACCTTCACGCGGTAACGCGGGGGGATTCCTTCAGCTACCTAAAAGTCTCAAACGACCGGGAAGCTGATAAAGCAAACAAACAACGAGAACCAAAAACAATAAAGGAAAAAATAATACCATGAGTGAGGTAAGTTTTGGAGCTGGCCAGACGGCCACGGAAGCGGCGCCCGAAGCGCCGAAAGGACAATCACAACTACCAGCCACGCAGCCTACAATGGCTGTTGGTCAAAGAATGGTTACTTTGCAGGAAATCATTCTGCCTCGCATTAACATATCGCACCCAGTCGGCGACGTGGGTAAGAGCTTTCAGCACGGGGCGATTGTTTACGACAAGCGTGAAGTGATTTTTCGCCCCGCTATCATCGATGCGCAGACGCAACATCTCAAGCAGCCCGGGTCCGAGCCTCTTACAATAGTCGTAATCGGCAAGAAAGACACCGTGTTTGTCGAAAAGGTTTCCGGCGGCGCCCGGGGCCTGACCGTGAAGTCGGAAGCGGCCGTAGTCGCTGCCGGAGGCACGACCGACTGGCGCGAATGGGACCAGAAAGGCCGCACGCAAAAGTATTTCCAGCCCATGCTGGATTTGCTCGTGGCCATCAAGCGGCCCAGCAAGACCATCGAAGGCCAGCCATATCCGGCCGACTACTCCGGTGATTCTGTCTACGGATTCGAAATCGACGGCGAGTATTACGCCCTCGCGTTCTGGGCCTGCAAAGGCTCTGCCTACACCGATGCCTGCAAGAAAGGCATTTTACAGCAACAAGTCACCGGCTGCTTGCGCAACAAGCAGACCTACGAATTCAGCTTCACGCTGACAACCCGGCTCGCCAAGCGCGGGACCAACGATGTTTGGGTGCCCGTGGTGCTTCCGAAAACCAAGACCACTCCCGCCATGCAGTTGGAGGCTCGGAACATCCTCGACCCGAGCGCCGGTTATACCGCGCCCGCCGACGACACTGCCGCCGAGTAATTGACGGTTTGATTCAAGGGAGGCTGCACAATAATGCAGCCTCCCTCTTTCCATTAGGAGAACTAAAAAGTGCGAATCGCACTTGCGTTTAAACGCCGCTGTGCTATCTTGTCTGCATGATAACAAAGCCATCTGAAGAGGTGCTGGACTTGTCGAGCGGCCGGTATCTGAACGAATCAGCCATTCACGCGCACGCGCTCCAGTGCTCCAAGAGCTACCGGGCCGGGAAGTTTACCCGGGTCGGCGGCGACTTTGTAGACGAAGTCAAGGCGGACGTGGAAGCGCTTATTCGCGAAATCCGGGGCAAATACAAGACCTTGCATCCGGCCCTTTCGTTGTCTGTGGCCAGCTCAAATAGTGCTTTCACAACGGGGGCACTTTCTGATAGGGTAATGGCGGAATTGAACAATGCAATCGGAAGACTTATCCAGAACAAGGTCCAGCGACAGCCCAGTTGCGGAAAAACCCTTGGGCGCACTCGCTAATTGCGTTCCAGTAGTCGGCCACTGTCAGAAGCACGCCCTTGTCCACGAGGGCGTGCTTTGCCCGATGTGCGATGCCGAAATGAAATGGGACGAGCATCGAGCGCGGCTGGAAAAGCAGATTCAAATGTTGGAAGACACAATTTCGGAACTACAGGACGCTCTCGCCGATGGCAATATCAATTGACTTTGAGACATTCTGGTCTAAGAAGCTCAAGTACTCTGTCCGCACGTTGATTAACGAGGAGTATTGCAATCACGAGCTTTTCGACGCCTATATGGTGTCCGTCTCGGATGGCAAAAACTGCTGGAGCGGCTCTCCCAAGGATTTGAACTGGGCGGCGCTAGACGGCCAAGAATGGCTTTCTCACAATGCCGCTTTTGACCGGAGCGTCTACCGGCGGCTCGTGCAGCTGGGCAAAGTGCCCCAGTGCAACATCCCGGCGTGGCAT